ACGCTGCGAAATGCATGTAGGAGAGGAGCCCATGTGAGCCATCCAGGCGAAGATGCACCCCCAGACTGGAGCCCCGAGGAGCAAAGTGCAGGGGTGGGGGAGAAACTTGGACGGGCGGATCGGGTGGACACCCAGAGCATGGTTCGAGAAGGAGTTGACCTTCTTGTGGGCTTGGCTCAGGAGTATCGGGTTCTTTCGGAACAGGGTGGCCCCGTCGATCAGATGGAGCACAACGCTGAACTGGCAGCCAAGCTGATCAGCAATCTTCCTGAGCCGCTCAAAAGCCTGATCGTCGTGGAGCTTGCCCGGCAACTTGAGTGGTCCATGGCACGGAAAGGGAGTCACAACTGAGTGGCTATTAAGGGGCTGCAATGAGACGCCTGGCGCAACGACGCTGGAATCCGGGCAAGGGCTTCATCAAGGTCACGGAATGGGGAGACTCGGCCGTGTGGTGCAAACCCTTGGCTGACGGGTGCCTGGTGGCCATATACATGCCAGATTGGTGGGACAACCTGGACTCGGAGTCCATGCCCACGCTCTGGTACCACGTGATCATCTCGGTGCCAAGAGGTTCATGGTTGCCGGACAACATCATCGACAAGATGTGGCGCTGGCGTTGGGCGGATAGGCACCAGGATCCGACCGAGCCTTCCTGGACGGCCTGGGGCGCGGTTTTCCTACTTAGGGAACTACGTCCACCAAGTCACAAGATCTACCATCGCAAGATCAAGCCATTCAAGGGCTCGACCCGCAAATCCTGGGAACGCGGACACAAGATCTTGTTCTTCGACCGTGAGCGTCGGTATGCACATAGGGCACGAGGAGGTAAGCCCTTCGGGCTGCCCCAATCCGTGCGGAGGGCCTTGGCCCCCAAGCGTAAGGAGATCAAGGAGCTGATCGCCTATCAGCAACAGGAATGGGACAAATGGGAGGAGGGTAGCAAGGATGTTGCGGCCATCTCTGGAGACAGTGCTGTGTCCCTGGTGCGTTAAGCCGGGAGGCCTGAGCCTGGCCATCCAGTTCTACGTGGAGCCGGTCGGTTCCTTCAGCTTGGCAGGCGTGGGTATGAAGCTGTCCATGCGCGAAGTCCCCAAACTTGCTTGCTCCCTATGCCAGCGGTCCATGATAGGGCGCCTGGAGGGCTCTGAGGCCGTTTTCCCTGATCCCCACGTTGAGCCCGAAAGGGGGTGAATCGGATGTTCTATTGCGATCCATGCGCCGATAACTTCGGTTGGGTCAAGACGATCGCGCGCAGCCTTGGCGCCTGCGAAATCTGCTGCGCAGGACCGGTTGACTGCAATGACAAGCCCTCATCTGTGCTGCCTGATGTTCCTCTTGAGAAAGTTCAGGCTGTCATGAGGGCCAGGGACGAAAGGATGATTGATGAAGTTTCGCGCAAGACGGCAGGCGATCCGGACATTGACTCCTGAACAGGAGGGGCAGATCGTTCTGCGCCAACGCGACACGCTCATGGTTTACCTCAGGGAGCGGGCGAAATGGTGTCCGTTGGTTGAGATCAACGATATCTACCGCTTCTTTGACTACGACCCGGCCAAGGATCTTGAAGAAGTAGAAGATGATTGGCCTAGTTAACTATTGACACTAACCGGGGAACTGGGCAAGGTTCCCAAGAGCGTGATACCGTCTGAACCAGAGAGGAAAGGTAGCTAATGAGCAGGATCGATGCTGAAGTGGCATCAAAGATCCGGCAGGTTATTGAGCTGGCGCGTCTACGAGGCGTCGATCCTGTCCATGCCTTGGACCTGGCCGGGATGCTGCGCTATCCCGACAAGATCTTCGACGATCAAGTGGAGTTCCTTGGGCATCTCATCGAATTCACTCGTAAGCCCCCCGGAGAACTGGTTTCGGGGGAAAGAATGCCCAAGTCTCCATTGGATCTTAAAAACTTAGTGATCAAGTACCTGGAAGCAGTGAAGGAGAACTTTATCCGTGAGTACACAAAGAAGCTCTGACGCTCCGCAGAATCTTGCGGAGTTCGAGCGCTGGCGAACCGAGAAGAATGCCTATATCTGCGACGATCACTATCTTCGCGAGGTTGATCGCAGGTGGCGCATGATCGGCAGGCTTGCCAGGCAACCCGCCTCATTGACCGAGGTGCAGCGCAACACCTGAAGTAGAGCGAGGAGAGAATGGAACAAGAAATTCGTGAATGCGGCTGTCCGGTAGAGAAAAATTTTAACCGCACCAACATGATCCTTTGGATCAAGGGGCTCCAGTCTGGTCGGTATCCACAGGGACGCCTGCGACTTGCCACCAAGGAACGGGAGGATTGGCATTACTGTTGTCTCGGTGTTTCGTGCGAAGTTGCTATTGCCAATGGGCTTGTAATCGATGTTGCAGTTGAAGCACGTGGCTTTTCTGGTACTCGCTTAAAGTCCTACAACGGCAGCAGATCTGCTCTTCCTGAAGCTGTTACAAGATGGCTTGGCGTGCCAGAATCCGATATCACCATTCCCCTTATGAGCCTGATGGATGGGCAGTGGGTTTGCATTGGGACTTCAGACGTCGCATCCCACGCAAATGACGACCTGATGTACTCCTTCGATGGGATCGCTGCCGCGCTTATGCATCGATTCGAGATCACCCAGGAGGAGATTGATGCTGCCTGAGGTGGACAAGGAGCGGATGAATGAAGTCCGGCCTGCAAGAACTGATTGAACGAGCCATTCCCCTTGTCCCGCAAGAGAAAGAACACGACTGGAAGTCAGTCAGGCTTACGGGATGTGGCGCTTGCGGGGAGCACGAAGGGTTCGAGTGCCTCAACTGCCACCGCTGCGTGGATGGGCAGACCGACTGGAACCTGTACATCTTGATCCTGGAGGAGATCCGTGGCCCATACTTTTGATCCACCTGTATACAGGGATTTAGTGCAGTACATGGAGTTTGATCCTGAAGGTGGGCCCAGCAACCATTGGGATCCCTGGATGCTTGAGGAACAATACCCGCCCAGCCTGGGCGAGCTGATGCTGTCCGTACGACAATCTGAAGAGGTGAACGATGGAGGACGAGGACAAGCTGCTTCTTCCAGCGGAGGTGGCAGCCCTGTTCCGGGTGAACTCCAAGACGGTGACCCGCTGGGCGAAGGCCGGGAAAATGGGGTCGATCAGGACCCTGGGAGGACATCACCGATTCAGCAGGGATGAGGTGACCAAGGTTCTGCGTGCCAACTACACCCAGGCGGTTTTGCATAAGCGTCTGGAGGAGTTGGACAAGATTGTGGCTGAAAGACAAGAGCCATGAGCAAGGCAGAGGCGATGAACACCGTACTCGACACGAAGATCGGGGACATGGAGTTCGGTAGCCCCTTTGTCAACGCCAGGATCCGCAACACCTTGCAGCGCAACGGGATTATGACCTTGGAACAGCTGGTTCAACTTGAGGCCTCAGATCTTTGGGACATGCAGGGTCTTGGCTCGATCAGCATCTCCTTCATCCTTGCCAAGCTCAACAACCTTGGGCTTAAGCTCAGGCGTCGTGAGCCAAACGAACCGAGATCCTGACGTCGTCGCATTCGAACGAGCTGTTCGACATGATGCTGTCGTACACAGGATCCAAGCCATATATCGCATGAGCGCCCTGCGCGGTTCCCCACGAACCTGGTGGGCCGTCAGGGCGCTTTTGCGTGAAAGGAGAGAGAAGAAATGAGAGCTATCACAGGGATGGCAATCGTTGCGGCCATCATTGCCACCACGATGCCGCATGGAGAAGCCCTATGGCTTGTGACGTGCTTAATGGCGACCGGCTTGGCCGGAGTTGACATGGTCACCGAGAAGCGGAGGCAGAAATGAATCCATTTATTGGTTTCGGGGTGATTTGTGCCCTGATTGCCATGTCAACTGAGAATGGCCACGGGGCGTTCATCGGCGTGGCTTTCGTGTCCGGCCTTTTGGGTATCATCGTTGATCTGGCGCTCAAGGGGAAGCAATGACGGCCGTGTTTCCTGTCCACCCAGACGATGTAGACCAGCTGCTCAAGATCCGCCGATACCTGATCGGTTACCGGATCACCAACGGATGGACCCAGCAGGAGCTGTCCCAGCGGATCAGTGGCATGACCGGCAAGGGCTGGGTCTACGATCTGGAGGGAAGCAAGACCTGGCAGTGGAGGTTCTCCCGGCTTCAGGACTGGACGGTTCCCTTCGGTCTGCGGCTCAAGGCGCGGTTGCGCTTCAGTGGAGCCTTGGTTGATGATCCCCCGGTCTACGGTGACCCTGATGAACAGCGTGACCTGACCTTCGCCATAGACTCCCATCCCGAGGTTGCCCCCATGCTTTCCCTGTCACTAAAGCAGGAGGCCTGGCGCACGTGGCAGCGGATGTATCTGACCTCTGCCCTTTCCGTAGCGCGCAGGGAGCTGGGCATATCCACGGCTGATATGGGGGTTCGCCTGGGCGTCGGAGCCAGCGCTGTGCGCAATTGGGAGAACGTTGCCAACGAGATCATGTTGCCCAAGGTCTTGGCCTATGCCCGCGCCCTTGGTGGCGCCATAGAGCTGGGACTACAAGAGGCATAAAAAAGCCCCGAGCCTGCTGCGAACAGGTTCGGGGCTCATCCATCCCAGTAGCACCGTCTCCCAAGGCCCTTGGCTCCACAGCCGGGGGCGGACCACTACCACCAGGGTTTTTCCTTTTATCTGTCCATCGTCGCACGGATTGGATGTCATCGCAAGGAATCGAAGGTACCATTTGCTACATGACGGCATCAGCGCTACTCTTTGGTACATGAAGTATTGGACACCCCTCGAATACCTCACTTCACTGGTTGTGTTATCCCTGCTCGTAGCCTTTGTTGCAGTGATGAACTGGAACACGGCGGCAAGAGCATCCCTGGCCCCCAAGGTCAAGGTTGCTATGGGCTTGCCCATCCAGGCGGGCATGGTGATCGCGGGGATGGCTCTACGGCCATGGGTCTACCTGGCATACGGGTTTTCCTGTATAGCCTGGAGCCTGGCGGACCTGTGGTACTTACCCCTGGCCAACGTTGTAGACAAAAAGATGGTTGAACCTCTGGGCCTATACATCAAGGCCTTGCATCATCGGCCGGAACACGCGAGGTAAACGCAATGGGATGGACAAGCCTGGGGGATGCCCAGTGTGACAGCTGCCCCCAGGAACGCATTGGAAGTATGGACCGCCAAGCGGCGATCCAGATGATCAGGGCTGGCGGCTGGCATCACATGATCGGAACCACCATTGGGGGAGTCCCATTCGAAGCAATCCTGTGCCCTGGGTGCGCCAAGGATGAGCGTAAGCGTCCAAGAACCACTGTCCAAATAGACCAAGATGCACTTCCGTTCGACTGGGAGGAGTACAGGAAAGTTGAGCGAGGGCAAGGCTTTCAGTCTCGATAGGGTCACCGGTCAGTGGCAAGAGTTCATGCTCAAGCACGACCGTGTCGCTCTGGACAAGCAATGGATGGACAACTTCAAGCAGCTACTTCGGGAAGTGTCTGCGGGCGTCGACACCTTCACCCTCAAGGGAGCCAAGGTAGCCATGTTTGTCCCCGGCCAGTTGAACAAGGCCCTGTTGGCATCAGAACGTCCGGACATCATCGAACGCTTCACCGAGATGGTGGTGGAACAGAAGTTCAACGCCATCAGGTTTGCCAAAGAGGAACCGGAGCTGTTCGCACGCTACCGTGCACAGCGCTTGGTTCTGGTGGAGGAGAAGAGAAACAAATAGTTAACAAGGAGAGGAAAATGACTGCACCATCTGGAATCATCACCCGCATATGGACTGTGGACAAGAAGACAGCAGAGAAGTTCCTCAGCTTCGAGAAGCAGCCCCAGAAAGGGGTTAGGGGCACCAACCGCAAGCCCAGTGAAGACGTGGTCAACAGGTACGCCTTCGAGATGCTGGCGGGACACTGGGGCTTCTCGCACCAGGGATTTGCCTTCATCGGCAAGATGGTCGATGGGGATGCCGACTTCAAGGACGGTGGGCAGCGTTGCCGGGCCATCATCCAGGCAGCCACGGTAGGCGCCTCATTCGGCGACCACACCATCCCCGCCAATCCCGACATCTCCATCGACGTCATGGTGACCGAGGGCCTGGACGAGGCCGCTTGGCTTGTGATGGACATCGGCAAGGGGCGCAAGCCTGGAGATTTTCTGGGGATGGAGGGGGAAGTGAACACCAACGTGTTGTCTTCTGCCATCCAGTTGTGCTACCAGTACGAGAACGAGCCTTTCGGGGTGGCGTTCTCGCGCCACAAGTGGAGCAAGCACAAGATGACCCCTACCATGCGCTATCAGTACCTGGAGAACAACCCCACTATCCGGCACGCCGTGTATGAGGGTGCCCGTCTACATAAGCACATGACAGTCTCGGCTGCCTCGGCTGCCTACTTCTTGGCGATCAAGGCCGGGGTCAAGCAGGACAAGGTCGATGAGTTCTTCGACTCTATGTTCAGTGGCACTGGTGAGAACTGGGTGAAGGGCAACCCGATCCTTCAGTTGCGCGAGATGCTCAGCAACGCTCGTAAGAGCCGTCGCAAGATGACTCGCGAGGAGCAACTGGCCCTGTTCATCAAGGCGTTCAACGCTTGGACGAACGGATCCGAGATCAAGAACCTGGTCTTCCGAACCAAGACCTCAAGCACTGGTGCAGCGCCGGAAGCGTTCCCTCGCTTCCAGCTTTGACCTTTCTATGACACAGTGTTGCCATGGTTTCCTATGGCTTCCGTGTGTATGGCATTCCGAAACCCCAGGGGTCCAAGATCCCTGGGGTTTCGTCTAAGACGGGTAAAATGTTTGTTCGAGAACAAAGCGGAAAAGGGCTTACAGACTGGCGCGAGGATGTCAAACAGGCTGCCCTGTCTGCCCGTGGAGTTCCCGGACACACCTCAGACATAGTTGATGTTCCTGTGGCTACCTTGCTCGGTCCGATCAACCTGAAGATTCAATTCTTCTTGCTCCGTCCGGCCAGCGTCAAAATGAGCAAGCGCCCGCTGCCCACCGTGGCTCCCGACCTTGACAAGCTGATCCGTGGAACCGGCGATGCCCTCAAGGTTGCCGGGGCTTACAACGATGACGCTCAGGTCGTTGCCATCCAGGCGACGAAGGTTTATGTCACCGATTCGCCGGGTGCCTGGATTGTGATCTCCGAGATTCCCACGGAGACCTTGAGCCTTTAGAATGAACTCCAGAGAGGGGAACGCATGGCATAGAATAGGCGGAGAAGATGTCAAACCTTAGTACAGCGCAGGCGGCCAAACTGGTCGGCAAGCATCCCCGCACGATCGTCTCGTGGATTCACAAGGGCATGCTGCCAGCAGTGAAATACCCAGGGGGAAGGGGGGCGTATGTGATTCGCAGTGACGATCTGGAGAAGCTGGTCGCCCATCTCTACACCCCGCAGCCCTACAAACCCAAGGGGGAGTAGGTGGACAAGGAGAGAGGAGTTCAATGAACTCTAAAGCCGATGACAAATTGCAGACAACCATCGATCGCCCATACGCATCGAAGGTAGAGCATGCTCTGACCTATGCTCACCTTCGACGCCGCCACGCCGAAGGTGAGCTGCCACCGATCCACGACTGGACCGGAGATTTGGTGGCTGGATATGCCAGCATCCTGGGAGTTGACGAGAAACTCAAGGCCTCGGGGATGAGGCGGGTCGAGAAGATCATGGAGGCCAATCGGTGACTGCTTATCTGTACCCCGGTGACAGGATCCATATCACGGTTCCCAAGGACTGGGGGGCGAACAAGGCAAGCTCCGACACCAGGATGAACGAGGCCATCGCTGCCTATGGTGAAATGGGTATCGAGGTTTTCATGGTCACCGAGGTCTTCTATGCCACCGGACCTGAGGTGGTGTGTGTCATCCGCCCCAAGCCCATCATCCCAGACAGAATGATCTCTAAGAGGTATCGGGGTCAGACTCAGGATCCTGTTGCATCCATGGAGGAGAATTTTGAGGTCCTCCTGGGCCCCAAAGAATCATCCGAGGATCTACCTCCGGGGCAGCTTCCTCCGTGGGTGTATGCCCCGGACGATCTTCCTTAGGCAGCTCATCGCCCCACCACTCATAGTCGTCCCAAGGCGTCCCATCGGCTTTCTGAGCTGCTCTGGGGCGCCTGCCCATGGGAGTCCTGCCCTCCCCAAGGTACAGCTCGCGTCCGTTGCGCTCAGTGGTCACCAGTTCCAGTTCCAAATTGCTGGGGGCGACGAACACTCGGCGCAGAAACAGGATGATCAGCTTTCGGGCGTCCCGCTGAATCTCCCAACGGGTGTGCCCGGCCACCCTGATACGGACATGCATCTTGTCCGAGTCAAGCATCTCCAGCTTCATGCCCCGCAGGGTCGGACGTACCCGAACCAGCCGTGCCGCCAGCGTCCTCATGCCGTCCATGACAGCCTGAGGATCCTTGTCCCGCAAGGACAAGCGCCAGCTATAGGTTTGAAGGATAGAGACCGCCCCCTGACACTGGTGGATCTGCTGGAGGAGGGAACATCGTTGCCAGCCTGTCCGCCATCTCCTTCATGTCACGGCGATGCTGGTCGGCAGCATTGACCTGGTCACGACGCATCTGTTCGATCGTGTCACGCAGGTTGCCCATCTGGCCGTTGGTCTGCTCCTTGATCTGCGAGGTGGTCTGCTGGATCTCGGACTGCTTGTTGAAGATGTAGCCGAAACCAAGAGCCGCCAGGATGGCAAGCACCCCGGCCAAAACCTGCGAGCCATCCTTGCCGAACCAGGCGAGAGCACCCAGGACCATGACGATCAGGCCCACCAGGGCGACATGTTGCCATTTCAGTTCTTTCATTACTTTGGTCCCAGTCCGGTGTTGTTCAGTTCTGTGCGAACGATCTGCGCAATGACCGGGGTCAACGCCGCGACCAGTGCTGGGATATCCACCGTGGCCGTGAGCCCCTCAAGTTCGGCGAGGATCCTCTTGGCGTTCTCGTTCGCCTTGAACGCGTTGTCGTTGGCGTACACCAAATAGCTCGACGCGATATCGGCGGTTCCCGGTGCGCCGGGGTTCTCGAAACTGGTGCCCCATACCTCGTCAGAGATTGATGCCACTTGTCCTCCTTCGAAGAATCTGCGAAATGGGGAAACTTTGTCCCTGAATTCGCTGTCACGGTAATACGACACATGAGTGTGGGTGCGATGGGACAAATCGTCATCGGGCATGGGCTGCGAGGATTGCCCGCGCTCCCGGTCCCATCGGTACACATTCACCCCGTCTGGACTGAAAATGATCTCCCGAATGTCCAGGGTGTCTGAAACGCCCTGTCGGCACTGGTCCACCAGCCAGATGGACAAAGGGCGCAGTTCGTCCAGGTCGTCATCGATGTCCAGCGCCGAAGCCGCGTTGCTCAGTCCCGCCTTGTCCCGGGATGTGCGGGCACTGTAGGGGTTCTTGCTCATTTGCAAATCGTCTTTTCCCAGGTGATACGAGGTTCCCTGGGCGACATGCGATGGACCTCCGACGATGCCTAACTCTTCGTTGGTCAGGTCTGGATCTTGGCCCTTAAGGTAGGCTCGCGCCTGCTTCAGTGTCTCTGGTGCAAACGTCATCATTAATCACCTGCCTTTACAAGCAGGCTAGCAGACTACGTTGCCAAGGTGAATTACGAAGCTTACGGGGCAGGGTTGATTGTGCCCATGCAGACCCACGAGGACCCAGAGGTCTTGGCTCCTTTGACTGCCTGTCCAAGAAGTAAGACATTGTCTCCCAATGAGGGAGTTGTGCCAACAATGCCCAGATTCGGGGCACCGATGATCGTTCCCTGAAGATTGATCCGCAACGGGGCAGTGGAAACCACTACCCCGATCCGGGCGGTCAGGGGCTGCCCCGCCGCCCTGGTGATTTGATCGACTAGGCTCACGAAACCCTCCAGACCATCATCCTGGAGTCCGAGCGGATGAACGAGTCACTAGGATCGGCGGTTGCCTGAGCATACTGGAGCTGCAAATTGCCTGCGGTGCCACCCATCAGGGTGGTTCCCTTGACGGTGGCCATCAGCACGTTCGCGGTACCGGTTCCGCTGCCACCGATGGTGATCGCGGTGCCCGAGGCCACGGCGGTACCCCATACTCCCGGACCTACGCCACCTGACACCGTAGTGGAGGCGGCATGGACTCCCCACCTGGTCAAGGCGGCTGCTGGCCAAGTAAAAGCGATCTTGAAGTCCGCCGTGGTCGATGCGTCGTAGAACAGGGTGAACTCGAACTGGAACCGTCCGGTTGTGGGCAGCGGTGCAAACAAGACGCTGTCATTGACCAGGACTGTGCTGTTGTTGACCGCCGCAGAGTCCACCGTTCGGAACTTGTAGGTATGAAACACGCGAGGATACAAGGAGATCTGCGTGGTACCGGTGTAGATCTCAACACGGTCCTCTGCCGCCAGTCCCGAAAGCTCGTTCTCCGAGACGGTGAGCATCCGGGCGGTACGGTCGGCCTCGCTGGTGTACAAACGGACCAAGCGCTGTTCCACCCCGGCCACGAAATTCGTGAAGGCCGTGGGGTTGTTTGCCGCGTCGGCCAGGACTGGCAGTGACAGTTGCTGGTCTGGTGTGTTGGTTGGCACTGTTCCTCCTTAGGCCGTTCTTACCAACATTTTGGCGTCGAGGGTGGCGGATACATCTTCATTCCCGGTTCCGTTGAACAGCCATTGCAGGGACACGACATCGCCAGCGGCAGCATTAAAAGGTCCCACTGCGTCACAGGGCAAAGTATTGTTGGCTTCGGTGTTCTGAACCTGGCCGAAACGAACCACGCCGTTTTGGCGCACGTGGAGCCGATGACTGTTGACGGTCCCTGTGACATTGGTGGCGAAGGCATGCGCATGGATGATCCATACTCCGGCCATGGGGATCGTGTACGTGACCACCGGAGAGGTCAGCACCGTATCCACCCCCGCCGCTACCGTCTGAGCGGCCGAGGTGGAGGTGTCGATGCTTTTGCGGTTGAGCATCAGGACATAGTCGGCCTGGAGATCAGTCAACTTGGCATCGATCTGGTTGGCCAGGATTTGGAAACTGCCAGCAGTGATCGTCTCATCCGGGCACGGGTAGATGAAGTTGTAGATCGGGGTTTGACCAGGCATCAGATCACCTGCGTAAGGTTGGAGTCGGAGATCTTCGAAGCCCAAATGATCATCCCGGTGCTGATGTTCATCGTCGATCCGACATTGGCATGGGAGAATAGGAAGCTGAAAAAATCCCCTGGGCGCGCCCTGAAGTGGCCCACGAAAGAGGCCTCGGTTCCCACGCCCGTGTTTGACTCGAACAGCAGGATTCCCGTCGTCTGCACCTCCCGGGCGCCTGTGACAGCGGTTGGATCAGGGCGGTTGTGCTGGATCAGAAACTGTCGGTAGCTGTTGTCAGTGACCACTCCCGAGGCAACAGCAGTGGCGCACAGTCCCACCTCGTAGAGGCCTTCACCCAGAAGCGTGGTGAAGCCACCGGAGTTCTGCGGACCGAAGGAGCCCGATCCTGAGCCGATGGCCCCGGTCGTGTTGTCGAAAGTTGTTGCCCAGCTTGTTAATCCCAAATCCTGGGTGGTGGCGGCTGAGATACCGGTCAGGGCACTGGTGGAGGTGAGCACCACCGTTGGGCGGTTGACCGCCGAGCGCATCAACTGCTCGGAGATGAAGATCTCCTGCTCGGCCTGCAACGCGGTGGCATGAAGCTGTTTGGCCACAGCGGCGATGTTTTCCGGGGACGGACAGGTAAGTGTCATACCGACACCTCCGAGTCTGAATGCCAGAAGGCGCAAAGCCATGCCACATCAACGGTTTGGGTACCCGCCACACCGGTGTTGAAGAATGCGCTCAGTCGCGTCCCGGCCTGGAATGAACAAACGCTCTGGTATGCCGGGATGGAGTAGGTAAGGCCTCCGGCACGGTCAAGGATCGACCAGGCGGCACCCAGGCTCTGGTTGCCAGGCGGGGGAGCCAGGTCGGCATTGAGGAACAGGGACAAGGCGCTATTGACAATGCCGACGCTGGGTTTTTCCAGGTAGGCGCCCACGGTGTAGCGGCCAGGACGGGTGATCGTGATGTGGTACGGATCAGCGTCAAGGTCTGTCATCCCTGCGGTGTCCAGGGCTACCTCGTCAAAAGGTATGTTCTGCGTGTTCACCACGGTCTTGGCGAAGGTGGAGCGGACCAGTGCGGCCGGAACTACCGGGATGGCGCGGTCGATCCCGGCCTGGAAGGTGCCCATGACGCCGTTGATCGCGGCAACGAAGTCGCACCACTGCTGCGCGAAGTCACAGGGGGCATCTGATCCGTTGGGATAGGGCAGCAGGAAATTGGCGGTCAAATCAGGCATCGGGAGTACCGCCAATCACAAGAGACCTAGTAGATATGGTCATATCACCAGACAGACCGATGGGCAATGTGAATCCAGTGACAACTTGGGTATCCGTATGGTCATTGATCAGGATTGTTCCAGTGTCTCCCAGCTCAAGCGAAGCATCTGGGGCCACCTGGAGATTCCATTCCTCTACCGGCGAGACATAGGTTTTCAGGTAAGCCTCGGCAGCCCCCTGGGCGCCTCCCTGGGTTGAGGGGTTCTGCAATCTGGCGACCAGGCTTTTAACGCCGAAGTTTCCAAAGACATACGTGGGGCTCGTGGGATCCAGGTCAGATGCTGTAGCGAACACGGGGTCATCGCCGTTGAGGCGTTCGCCAGTGACTGTAACCGTGTTGTAGATAGCATCGCGGGAACGCCTTGCCGACCATCCGTTAACGTTTCCGTCCTCATGATCGACCCATTCAACCACGCTCGGCCTGCGCACAGTCCACGGATATCTACGGAGCACGAAGTCCCCGTTGGCCAGTGGATACCACAGCGCCCCGACCGAGGAGGCCATCTCGTCCAGGGCCGAAGAACGCTCGAACTCCCAGGTCAAAGGCTCCACGGTCTTGACGAAGGTGTCGCAGGCGCCGAAGGTGGCACCTGGAATCGCGTCCAGAATCAGGCGTTGCCATTCCTCATTGATTGTGTTCGTGGGCACGGAGTTCTGCGGAGACACGAAGTTGACATCCTGCACCTCTGCCGCCCGGTCGGCACATTCCACGTTGCAAGTGCCGTCGCTGGACACCGAGACATCGCGGATCATGCCACGGAATACCTGCCATACATACTTGAGGCTTCCGTCCCCGAGCTGAACCCCATAGTAGGCCCGGATCTCGTTGCCGAACGGGGCCAGAAGGTCTGTGTTCAGCCGTGGGTACATATAGCTGGGCAGGGTCAGACTCAGAGTCCTTGACACCCTATTTGTCAGGGTTGCACTCAGGGAGCCGTCCAGAAACACCAGGCCACTTGCGCTGTCCTGGCCCAGCCATGTGTTCTGCTTCAATGCGGGCAGCAAGGTGTCGAGTCGCTGCCCGTCATGGGACCAAACTTCCACCCGGGCATAGAGGCTATGACCAGAGCGCAGAATGCGCCGGTAGAACGGATCGGTGCCGCCAGCAAGCATCACAGACCGTCCCGCAGTTCGCCCCAGTCACGGGTTCCACCAGCATTCACTGCGGTCCAATCGGCAAACTGCGTGTTCACGTCACCCCAGGTGCGAGCAGCCGCTGGTGGTGCCGGTTGCCCAGGACCATTAGGTGAAGCTTCACCAAGTAGCAGATCGGTCCAGGTCAAACCAGCAATTGCCAGGGCCCCCCAGGAGGTGTAGATGTCACACAGATCGATCATCCGGGTACCACAGGGCCCATCGGCCGGGCCTTCAGGGCGGTCCACGGTCACATAGGGCAGGCCCATCACACGGAACTGGTTGCGCTGGTCAACGCTGAAACGATTCTCGGTCAGTGAACCTACTGAGATGTAACGATCGGGGATGCAGTATTGCTCAGGGGCTTGGAAAAGCAGTGGTGTACCTGGCTCGTTGGTGTCCAAGATCGCGTCTTTGGCTTCACAGTCATGAGCGATCAAACGCAACGTGGCAGCCGCATCTCGGCGCACCCTACTGATCGGGATCGGACGCCTGCGGTTGACCGGACCCAGCAAAACCGTGTTGGGATCAAAAGAGTCATCGAAAGTCCCAGCGTATGAAACCCTGGTGTCATCGGTGCAATCACCCAATGCCGGGGTGCACAGCCCGATCTCGACATCCAGGCATGGTGAGAGCGGATTCTTGAGCCACACGCTTTCGGAGGCCACCGTGACAGTCTCGCAAGCGCTTGAGGCCACCTCGGTCAGCTGTGTCACCTTCAGGTCGTCCACAAAGAACAGGGTGGTGTTGGGCGGGATCCCGGCAGCTATGAAACTGAAGGTGGCGTTGGTTACCGGCAGCCGAGGAGAAAACGATGCAGACAGGAAGCGCCATTCGTTGTCGTCCAGGGTCACCAGGGGGGTTTCCAGTGTTTCCGAAGTCAGATCACTGTAGGTGACCACCAGGCGCAGCAGGACACCGTTCCATCCCTGAGGGCTCATGGCCCAGGTGGAAATGGTGACAATGTCATTGGCCACCAAGGTAAAACTGGATTGGAAGATCGTTGGTCCCCCGGTGGTCCCATTGGGCGTGATGCGTCCCGACGCCGTTCCCACCTTCGCGGTTCCGGGCACCTGCGCAAGAGTGGCACCATTGGCCGCAGTCCAGGAACCGGTGTTGACCTCGAAGTCCGGGTTGAGTGTTTTGAGCGCTCCCGCATCACAGGGGAACGTGCAGTACTCCAAGGGCACATTGAGTGGAGGCTCAGTGTCCCACCACAACCCTTGTCCACATTCGAGCAGGAGAGCCCCGTCAGCATCATAAGAGATGTAAGGGCGCAGGTTTACCACTTCTCCGGTCACCGTGTTGGTACGCGTGACAATGGCACAGTCGGACATGACCGCGTTGGGATTGACCACCACGATGTTGTCGACCAGGAACGTGATCGGAGTGGGGTTGGTGACGCCCGCATTGACCACGGTTCCCGTAACCAAGGAGCCAGCGGCCAGGTGCGTAACAGCAAAAGTCAAGTTCCAGGTGGTGGGCTCAGGGGTTCCCAGGAGCCACAGGCGCCCGTAGATGGTGCCCCCCTGCGCCACGAAGCGCCATTCGTAGGCGCCGCTGGTGGGAAGTCCTGCGATGACTGCTGTGGATGTAGTGGTCACGCCCCCCAGAATCTGGCGCAAGGTGATGCTGACCGTGCCTGCGGCAGCGAAGGTAAACCGGACATCCACCAGGTTGTTGATGTCCACGAAGCGACCCATGACCTGGTAGATGAAATCGTTTCCTGTAGGCACCACGCCGTTGTAGAACCACCCCGAGGCGTCGAAGTCTGAGATATTCAAGGCCACGATCATCCGCTTGGTCGTGGCAACCGCAGAATGGTTGATCACGCCCTGAAGGCCATTGACCGGGAAGTCGGCTGAGGCGCCGGACTGTAGCGCCCATACCTGGCCCGTATCGGCCGCTGGCGCCCAGTCCTGGGTGGCGATACGGGTGAAGGTGTCCCGAAAGATCAGCCCGGACCAGTCAGTTTGTACCAGAACGTAGGCCTCGGCGGGGTAAACGGTGGCATTAAGACTTGGCATCACAAAGTCCTTGTCCCGTAATTGAGGGATCGTGACTGGATGTCACTGTTGCCCTGAACGATGCGCACCACTCGCGAGTCGAGTTGCTCGTTACCGATGAACACCAAGACCTGCGTGGTCCCACCGGAGAACAGCTTGTCCAATCCGGACTCTTGCATCAGCTGTGCGGCACGAGCCGGTTGGGTCAACGGGATGATCACCTCAGGCCCTGCCTCACCGAAGACGCCCAAGGTCGGACGGTTGATGATGTCGCCATCGGCGTAACCCTTGACCTGGGCCCCACCGATCGCACCACCGATGAAGGTGCGCTTGATCGTGTTCATGACCCCCAGCAGGTTCAAGGCGTTGACGGTTGCCTCATCCAGACCAGCAGCCAAAGCGTCCACCCCGATCTCGGTGGAGGAGATCCGCAGGGATGCCACGTCAACGATCTGACCGAACAGCTCATCGAACTTCTCGTCGGTGATCCCGGCCTGATGGGCAACGTTGCGAAGCTGGGCAATCTCCTGGTCGTAGAGGGCAGAAGCTTGCTGCGCCGTATATCCCTGTACCTGGATACGGTTGATGGCTCTGGCCTCCGCATCCTTGAGTCCCTTGATGAACGACTCGACATTGCGCCGACCCTTTTCTGTGTGGATATCAAGGGTCCTGCCGTTCTCCTGGAGGGACTCGGTGATGTTGTCCAGGCTCCGCTCGAAATCGATGTCCACCTGGATGTTCTCATAGGTCGCTTCGGACAGCGACTTGAGCCCTTTGGCCAGATCCTTGGCTGCCTTTTCCTCGCGCTTGGTGGCTGAGACAATTCCGTCAATCCCATTCTCAAGATCAAACCCTGTCTTGATCGCCTCTCGGTTGGCGTCTGGGATCTCCTTGCGCAGGATGCTGACGACGATGGCCAGAACGGGGCTCAGCTTGACCGCGAAATCCAGAAAATCGTGGAACAACCTGTTGATCTTGATAAGCAGGAAGATGACCCCGAACAGGGACATGGTCAAGAACTCAAGGATGTTGAACAGATCCCTTAGCGCCAGGGTCCCCTCCTGCCCCGAGTTCGCCAATCGCCGCAGGCCCTCAGAGACAGTGTTTAACAAGTCCCGCAAACCCACGGCGAGGATCTCGATGAACGGCTTGATGTCGAATACCGAATCATCAAGCATGTTGACAAAGGACTCCAGGCCTTCGGTCAAGGCTCCGGTCAGTGGGGCCACGTAAGTCGCGGCGACATCGAAGATGCGTTTGATGGTGGGAGCCAGCTGTGTGATCTTGGCTTCGATCAGATCCAGGGCCTGGATGACGGCCGGAGCGAACTTGGAGGCAGCTTGCACCAAAGTGTTGCGTACGTTGGTAGCGAAGTCTCCAGCACGATCACGGACTTGTTCGAACTGGGCGGCCAGCAGGATGCCGAGCCCGGCGACCGCCAGGCCAAGAGCCGTGGTAACTGCCGCACCCAGGATCGCCCCAGCGGTCGGAGCGGCCAGCAGGATCCCACCGACGATGGCTGCCTTGACCTCTGTGGGAAGTGCCGAGATGCCGTCGTCAAGAGCACTGGCCAATGATGAGGCGATGGAGATGAAGATGTTCTTGGGCCCGCCACCACCGAACAGGAGGCTCTTCTTCAGTCCCCGGTTGGCACCCTCACCAGCACGTCTGCCCGCTTCCTCACCTGAGCGCCCTGCGCCCTGAGTCATACCGGTGTGGAAGGCTCTGGAGGTGGCCGCTTCCACTCGTTCCACGGCGACACGGACCTCGCGGTCCAGATCTCGGATGAATGGGCGCAAATCCGCCCGCACCTCGATAAAGGCTTCACCCAAGCTCATAGCAGAATCATAGACCAAGCTGACACAGTTTAGTCAGCGGCAAACTCCGCCAACATCCGCCTGGTCCTTGCGGCGCTCATCCCAATCCCCAGTGGTGGCGTGGAAAGCTCCAGGTCCAAGGCAACCTTGGCGTTCTCATCCTCGCGCTCCCACAGGAATGTGTAGCAGGCGTCAAGCCAGTCCGGCAAGCCTATGCTGTCGGCTCGGACGCCTTGGCGCACAAGGATTCCGTTGAAGTAGATCCAGCTTCCCACGGCCTTGCGGGTCAGGTTTACCGTCCACCACCAGTCCCGTCCGCCCGCTGCCTGGACGACGCTGCGAGCAACATCGACAATCCCGGCGTGATTGTCCACAATCTTGAGGGACTCAAGCATGGGGTCTATGTCTGAATCAGAGATTGTACCGGGAAATACGCCAGAGAGATCGTCGAAGTCAGCTGCTATGGCGCCCAGCCAATCTGCCGCCGTGCTGGCCTCCAGTGCCCACTGGCGCCCAGCATAATGAACCTTGATCTGTTGCGGTCGCAGCCACGCCAGGACATTAATGCTTAGGCCGGGCACGGTTGGATACCGTCTTGGCCGCAGTGGCACGCTTGCGGGTGGCCTTGGGCGCCTCGGGCTTCTTCTCGGCCAAGACGTCCATCACCAAGACATGATCTACCTTGCCCGTCATCATGGCCTTCTCCAGGAAAGCGGCATCATCCGGGTTCACGATCAAGCTCTCCACCACGTCCAGGGTATAGGCGATCAGTTGGACCGACAGGTCAACCTGCTTATCCTCGTCGCTTCTGGTTGCTTCGTCCTGAAGGGCCAGAAGTTTGCGACGCAACACGATCAGCTGCGCCGGGATGGGGTGGCGGAAGACGATGTCCCGGCCAGCCAGATTCCTGGTAAACGTAGTAACTTCATCGGACATGCGACATAGTCTACGGCAATCGGGTGCGCCCTCTTCCCACCCCGAACACTATGAATCCATTGCGTCTGGCAATCAAGGTCAAGGGCGTGGTCAGGTAGCGTACGGGACGCTTGTTGCCGGGATGGCGAACGCTGTGGAACAGGAAGAAGTGCCCTGCGCGCCGGTTGCCCCGGCGACGTCCGGACTGTGCCGCGAACAGGAAGTCCCCCCGATCCCAGCGGAACTTGAGCATCTTGCCCCGACCCCGGATCGTATGCGCCGAGGATCCCTGGTGAACGGTCTCGGCGTACTTCTTGCGGGCACCGACACGCCCCACGACTTCGGACGGATTGGACCGGATGCTGGAATACAGGGCGTCGGCGAGTCTTCTGCCCGCACGGCGTTTCCCTGAGCCGGACATGTGATCCCCACGAGGCGCCATGACGTGGGCGAAATGACTGATCTGGCTAGTCGTCCTGGCTACCAGTGGAGTCGCGTAGGCGTGGGCCGTCTGGACCTTGCGGATCTGGTCGATCCGGACCCTGGCCATCACCTACCTCCTGACCTTCTGGTTCTCCCGTTTTCTTCTTCTTCGGTCTCGTTCTTCGAGTCCCCACACCAGAGCCAGGAAACTCATCAACCCCAGCAAGATCCACAACATTGTCAGGCTCCTCGGTGATCCCATGACAGACCACCTTGAAGTATCCCGCCGCGATCAATCCCCTGACTACAGCATCGTCAAGGTCAACCTGGTATGGCCTGCCCCGTAGGAACTGGCCATTGGGATGCAGGGGGTGCATGAAGCTTCTGGTGGCAATGACCTCGATCGGCTCAATCATTGTCTTGATCCATCCGCATGTCGATGCCCGATCTGACCGCGCAGTCCTTAGCCTCCAGAAGCTTGCGCAAAGCAGTCGAGGTCTCAGCGCAATAGGGCAAAAGGCGTGCTGTTGCCCAGGCCAAGGACTTGAAGGGAGCCGAAATTGAGGAAAGAAACTGGTCCAAATGGTCGTGCTCAAAAAATCTCAGGATCGGATACCTGGTGCCAAGCTCTTTGTCGGTTACCGGGGCGCTCATGGATTCCTCTCAGCAGCATCTGGGGATTTCGACCAGCAGGTTCAGGAACCGCTCAATACAGTCCCCCTCCTGGGTCACATCCGATTCGACGATGCTATACCTTCTCCCCCTGATCCGTTTGAACTCTGTGGTTTGTACCCAGCAACACACAGAACTGAACAGTGCCTGGATGTCATTGGCGTCATGGACAGCGGTAGCCGTCCAATCCTGGCAAGTGGGGCCCTCGGGAGTACCGAGTCCTGGAACACAGCGCACAATCCCTACGACCAGCTCAAGGGCCCTGGTGATCGACAGGCAGCTCTCTGAACGCGTGTCCAGATCCGGAAACGTGGTGGAGGGATACACCCGTCCAATCCGCACATACCCAAGGCCAGGACAACATACCTTATCCATGCTGGCCTGGGCATCCACATCATGGATGACCGTCTGACCGGCACGAAGGCAGAAGTCCGCCGGAGGGTCGGGGTTGCGCCCCGCCTCGGTCTCCAAGCATGTCAGCAGCTCATTGGCCAGCGGCAGAATGATGGTGTCAGGCATGAGGTGTTTGCATCCGTTCCTGATGCAAAGCCGGTGGTTGTGACACCAGATTCCACTGCTGACTCAGCTCCTCGTTGATACTGTCCTGTGCACCCTGCTCCCAGCGATCCCAGTAATCGTCTACTGGCATGAGGCGACCGCCCCATCGCTGCTTGCTGTAGTTTTCCAGGGAGCCAAAGCGCTTGCGGATCTCTTCCGCCAGATAGTGAGGGATATATACCTTGATCATGGCGAGGTCACCATCCTCGGGACATTCAGCTCCGGCGCCCAGATCCGGGCACGTTGCTTACGACGGAAAGGGTTCAGGGCCGTGATGACCGTGTCTACTTCCCATAACCCGGTCAGTCCGTCGTCCAGGAACATCTCCGGGGAGGCCATTTCGATGTTGATCCCCTGTCGGGCGATCGAAGTGACCCGATTGGACAAACGACAGTCACCACCGGTGCAGGCTTTGCCCCATTCACAGGCCAGGGTCGCTGCTGCGCCGAGCAGTGCTGCTGGAACAGGGGTTCCCCTTACATAGGTGACCTCGAAGACATCGGGACCAACATCCTCATCCATATCGGCACAGATGGGCCAGCATTGCCCACCGGTACGGACCAGCCAATGCCTGTCGTCCACGCGGTATGTCGCGGGATCCACGGCGATCCCACCGATGGTGACCACCGTGATGGACTCCACCGGTCCCATGAGTCTTACCTGGCAGCGGGGATCACAGCAGCACATCCCGACGCAAGCGCAGTTGAACCAGGTTCCATTCCAGATGAAGGGAACCCAGGTGCCACCGGACCAGTCGTAGCCGTAGAAGTCCACCAAGCCGTCGTTGCAGGCACGCATGCCGCAGGGACGAACGGTGTTGGTACACAGACCGAACTGCCGTCCCGTGGAAGCCCACAGAATCAGGGCGGCATACTCTTTGGCAGCAGCCTGGACAGCTGGATCCAGGGTGGCCCATTCGGGGCAGCACAATGGATCCGGAATGTCCCATTCGCACGGACCCATGGTGCCCCCTCGACTTAGTCTACTGCGTGGACCATAACGGTAGCTCCGGCCAGGGAATCTAGCCCCGTGTTCTCCACGGCCACAATCACCGTATCCATATCTACTACGGTTACTGAGTTTATAACAAGATCGGTCAGCGAGATCCCGGCAAACGTGGAGGCGTATGCGCTGTAACTGGCATCAGGCATGGCTGGTCGCAATTGCACGTTGATGTTCGCGGTTCCCGAGGCGGCCAGTGTGGGAACAGGGGCAATCCCGATCGCCCGGACCGCGCCAAGCGCGCTTTGGGTCTGCACCTGTGAGAGTGTCTCGGCGATGGCGTCCATCTCCGAGCACAAGACCACACAGCCCCACTCGTTGAGATACTGATTGTTGGTCAGGTTTATGGTGTACACCGAGTTCTGGGCAATCCAGTCGGTCACTTTCAACACGATCGGGTTGCCGTTGAACTCAACCGTCAAGACATTGGAGACCTCGCTGACGAAGCTGACCCCGGGCAGTTGGGAAGTGATATCCCCGCTGTTGGAGCCTGTGTATTGAATGGCCTTGGCGACACTCTGAACGATGTTGAACTCTGGGGAGGGCATGGCGGTGCCCCTTTCTCATTAGACTCCAGGAACAAAGATCGTGGTCTCCACGAAATCGGTGCTCACCGTCGCGTCGGTCACGCGGATCGTGAACACCCCCGCGTATGGATAGGTGTGGTTGGAGGCGCCGGACTCGGCTGCACCATTGGTAGCCGTTCCGTCCCCCCAGGTGATGTTCACCGTTCCGGCACCCGCGAAGTTGGCATAGTTCAAAGTGATCTGAAGTGCGTTGCCACCCACGTTCATGGCAATGGTGGAGATAGTCGGAGACTGCGCCGGGTCAGCGGCACAGGTGTTCGGATTCTTGAACGCCGACGTGCCGTTGTTCGAGTTGAACGTGATGTTCGTCCCGGCCACGTAGCCCGACAGAATGTCCGCGCCCCCAGGTTCCAGCGTCAGAGCACCATGGGCCGCGAAAATCTCCTCGGGAACACGGATGGCGGCAGGCCCAGGAGTCACCGTGACAATCTGGACCTTTCGGGTGTCGGCGCCACCAACTCCACCAGCCCAACAGGTCACACGCTGTGCCACCTGTTGCAGCATCTGATAGTTCGGCACCGTAATGGTCAGTGATCCACCGGCCATGATGATCCTCCTTAGGATCTTCGGGCCCTGGCGTGCCCCAGGACCCGAAGGCTTACGTCACCGTGATGGTGGCTGAAGTGTAAGTAGGTCCGGACTGCCCGGTTGCCCGATACGTTGCGGTGTAGGTTCCGGCCACATAGTTGTGATTGGCAGTCGTACCCGAGGTGACAACTTGCTCGGGCGTGGCGTCTCCCCAGTCGATGACACCCGGCAACAGCGGGGTCCCATCCAGCAGTGGGAAGGTTGCCACCCTGGGCACCGCTGCCAGGCCCGAGGTTGGCAACACCGAGAAAGCCGGGGTGACATCCTGGCAACCACACACGCCGTCCGGTGGTGGAAGCTTGGTCCAGAAGAAACACTTGTGGCTGTTGACGTTGATCGCGGTCAGCAATGGTCCAGGGAATCCCGCGTTCGGACCAGTCTCGTTGATGATGACGTTGTACGGACCGGTGCCCCACTGGTTGCCACCACGGGTGATCCCGCTGACGGTGAAGGTAACCACGCCGTTGGCGATCGTCACATCCCCGATCATTCCCTGGACCACGCGTGGCAGGATGCCATATCCGAAATCGGGATCCTCACCGGTGCACACATCCTCGGTGCCGGTCCAGAACTCCAGGGCAAAGTTGCTTGCCGCTGGAGAATCGGGCAGCGTGCACCAGCCGATGGCCTGCGGTGCGACCGCGTCATTAAGGACCAGGGGTTCGGCCGACACGATGTTGAACAGCTCGGGATCCACGTTGCAGAAGGTGATGACCACCTCGTACCAGCGTAGAATCGGGGCCTTGGGAACATCGACACAAATGTTGCCATTGGCGTTGAGCTGCAAGGCGTCCTGGCGGTCCTGCAACACCTTGGTCAAGGTGATGTCGACGAAAGACTCTGTGGTGGCCATGTCGCAGCCGGTGTCAACCACCGCCCCACACTCGTCCAAACGGGTCACCCGGGCAGCCGGAGCCCTGACCACAGAGTGGCAAACGCTAGTCATTCTCACCCTCCTGTGAGGTCGTTACGGGCTCAGCGGCTTTGCGGGGGCGGCCCCTGCGCTTCGGGGTCTCCTCTTTTTCGGGTTCCTCGGTTTCCTCGGATTCCTGCTCGGCGACAAACCGGTCGAAGACTTCCTGGGGAACCTCGAACCCTGCGCGTGGATGGCTGACCGAGCGCACCTGGTTGGGATGATCGGCAGCCGCGAGCAATCCCCTGGCGATCCTTGGAGACTGGCCTTCCTCGGGGTACACGGTGACAAAAATTGTTACGTCCACAGGGTCACCGCCTTGGCGAAGCCGCCACACTCGTAGGTCACGACATACTCCCGTTCGGCGAGCATCAGCATTTGGTTGGTGGTGCGATTCAGCGAACCCTCCACGGGAGCAACCTGGACCTCGGAATCCGGTGTCCGCCAGATCACCGTCTGGCCGGTCAGGTACATCCAGAACACACCGTCAGCGGGAGCGGCCCCAGCGGGATCGTTGTTGGCATAGCAGCCAGCGGAAACCACGGTCCCCATAGGGGTGCGCCACCTGGTGCCATCCCATTCGATGAGGTGCTCTCGCTTGAGATAATTCAGGACCGGGATCGCCACATGCAGATATCCAGGCGGACCATAGCGCGTCGTGTTGCCGGTGAATCCGCAGTAACGTGCCCGTTCCAGCTCGGAAAGGACATCCACCACGTTGTCTCCGGCACCGGTAACCGTGGTGATCCCGTCACCAGTGATCAGGCCTGGTGCCTGGCCGAAGGTGGAGGTGGAGAAGATGTTCTCCAGGAGTCCCTGCTCCACCCCGCGCAGGCGCTCCATGACAAAAGCACGCTGCTCTTCGTAGGTGTATCCCACCGTCCCACAGGTGACCGTGGCGGCGATGATGAACGGGAGCCCGGTGACCGTGGTGGTTCCCAAGGAAAACTCGGTGGTCTTGCTCGCCGTGGCTCCGATACAGGCAATCTCGTAGCCGAAGCCGTCGTCACACAGGCTTGTGACATAGCGCAATCCGCCATTGCGCGCATGGACGGGCAGATCCAAGGGCCCCACGGCAGCCTGAAGCAGTCCGTACCGCAGCGGCATGGACGGGGTCGGCTTCTCAATAAGGACCGGGGGGATTGTCGCTACCATGTCTCACCTCCTATAAGCGACCTGAAGTTGAGGGGCCCGGGGTTCCGGGCCCCCATCAATTCGCTTACGGGGTCACGTCCGTGCAGGTCACGGCGCGCTGGACACCGGTGGAGCCGTTGGCACAGATGTTGATGGTGTATGCGTAGCTGAACTGGCACATACGCATCGGCTTGAAGCCGTCCTCCATGAACAACTGCGTGACGAGGTTCTGCTGGAGATTCGCCGCGTCGTAAACCGTATCGAGACGAATCACGTCCTGTCGTCCCAAAACCCACGTACCGGGCAGGAAGGCCAGGAAGGTCACCGAGGTCGGCATGTTGAACAGTGCCGCCGCGATCGGACCTGCCGGGTTGCCGAACTGGTGGTTGACGTCGATGGCACCGGCACCGTTGGTCGGATCGAACGCGTCCTGCCAGTCGTAGATCCACTGGATCGAGACGTAACGACGTGCCAGAGCTGCATCGATCATCTGATCGGTCAGCTCCTCGGTGAAGGTGGCGTTGCGACGCAGCCAGTCGGCACGAAGGCCGGTCTTGACCCAGTACGGGAAGACCATCTGCACCTGCTGGGTCTGCGACGTGCGGTACATGTAGCGGATGTTCATCGCCACCATGTCAATCGCGGACATCAGCTGCGACCACACCGAACCATCCGAGGCCCAAGGGTCCAGGGTGGAAAGGGTGATGGCGGTCGAACCGGCCTCGATCTCGTTTACCACCTCGCGGTTGACCAGATGGGCCATGGCCGCAATCGCCCCACGTACGAACTCGGCCACGAACTCCGGATAGCCACGGTTCTGAAGCAGAGAAGATGTCAGACACAGGGCAGCCACGTTGAGCCGGTCATCCACGAACGATGGACACGGGATCTCGATACAGGTCTTGGCGGTGTCGGCGATGACCTGTGCCTCGGTCAGGATGTTGTAACCCGTGATCGGGAGAGTGAAGTCACCCCCGAAGAAGTCGGCGAAGTCCAGGCCCTGGTTGTGCAGCAGACCACCACGGCGAAGCACCATCTCCGGCAGGTTGAGCAGACCGTCCGTGGTGATCGGTGAGCAGATGCTGTAGTCGGGCTCCGATGGGGCACACCAGCCGTTTGCCGCCACCAGTGAAGCATCCCGGCTGAAGGTGTCCGAGGTGCCACGCAGCTTGTTGAAGGCGCCCTCGTGCGAGTCACCCTCGAAGATCACCTGAGTGTCTGGGAAGTCCCTGCGAATACGGGCAAGCGAATGCTGCATACGCGTCTTGACGCCAGCACGAGCACCGCTGGGATAGGCGCGCACGCGCTCTTCGAAGGCACGCCCCACATCTTCCCAGGAAAGCTCGGATCCAGTGGGGAAGGAAGCGATGTCGGCAGCGGCCACGATGGTGAACCCGGGGCTGTCGTCAGTGACGATTTCCGCAGTCGGGGAGTTGGGAGCCACGTCGGAAATCTGAACCGAACGGCGTGGGGCGTTGTCCACCGCGCCAGCGGCGGTAACAGTTGCCTCAACCACGGTCGTCGGCTCGGAGACCACCGGGACAGCGGGGGTGCTGTCGGTAACGTCCTTGTTTCCGTTCTCGTCGAAACCACCATCAGCGGTAACCGCCGAGGCCTCCTGCGGCTGGGTCTCGGCGACGTTGTTGCGTGGCTCGATCGGCTTTTGCGCAGCGGCACGATTGGCCAGGATCTGACGGGCATCAAGCTCGGCATCGGCAGCGGCAACGAAAGCGGCAAGCTCCTCAGCCTGGGTCAGTGCCGACTCGTCAGGACTGTCGGTGTTGATGGATGCCACCAGAGTGCCATGGTCGGCAGCAGCCAGGTTGCGAAGATCGGTGAGCGTGGGGGTCCCATAGACCTCAAGCTCATACTTGCCCTCAGCATTGGGGCGAGGTGGGGTGAACATTGATCAGCTCCACATAATGAACTAAGTCCTGGGCAGGCTCTTAGCTCATCGCCCCTGGAGGGCAGGCAGGCTCGTGGCGCATCACCTGCGTTGCAGGTTAGCACGCTTGATCAGCTTCGTCTACTAACCCGCCAAAGGAATGAATGGTAAGCTATGGAAATGCTGAAGAAGATTTTGGTTTGGGGGTTCATAGCCTTCCTTGTTTTCTTTGTGACCTTCAAGCCAAGGGCAGCCATAGGCGTAGTTACAGTTCTGGGCAACGTGGCTGTCGAGATCTTTAAGGGGATCGATGACTTCTTTCGAGGGACTGGCCGATGCCTAAGCACAGAAAAAGAGGCGTCTGGGCGATCCTGCGTGACGCCGGGGTTGTCTTGATTGTGTTCATGCTGATGGCCTTAGCCGCCCTAGCGCTCGGGGTGGGGATCGGGACCAGGATGGTGACGTTTTGAGCGAGCCCAACCGATACTGGGTCTGCTGGGATGGGGTCACCTGGCGTGAGATCACTTTGCACGAGTGGATCGAATGGGAAAAGGCTCTGGGATTCCATGGCCATGGTCCATTTGGGAATACGGCTGCCACTGAAGGCTTCAACACGGGAACCATCAAAGGACAGACATGGAGTCCGTTCGAAGAGTAGGACCCAATATCACCTGGTCAGTGGCCTCTGGCCTCTGGATGCGTTATGGGGAATGTCCCATGTGCGGAGCATGGCCCACTGAACCCTGTTTCGACAAGCGCAAAAGATTCAAAGATGGGATGGGCGGCTCGGATCTGTATATCCAGCGGCCCCACAAGGGCAGGTCCAAGTCTGATACGAAGAAAAGATGAAAACACCAAGGGGCCACACGTGTCCAAGAACGTATGGCCCCTACACCCCTCGCAGTATCCCTACCGCGAAACAGTGTAACCCTTTGTCTGTGCCGCTTGGCGTTCCGCCTGACGAAATTTTTCCCGCTGTACACGCTCATCTGCCGCCGAGGTGACGTTGACCTTGCTCCCATCGGGCATGGTCACCTCGCGTGGATACTGAGCGGCGGCAGCGGCACGTCCAGCGCATGTTTGGCAACCCATTACTCTCCTCCGCCCATGTCACTGCCTCTACCTTGACTGACTAGGTTATTGTACCTACGGAGTAATCTACTGCGAGTCGCGGCAGCAACATAGCTTTGCTGCTCCTTGAGCCTGTTGAGCAGGGTGCGCTCAGATTCGGTCAAAGCCTCAGAGTCCAATCCGATGATCGTTCCATCCTCTGCGACGACACCAGCCGCACACAGCGCATCGGGTTCCCCGGAGGCGTTCAAGGAGACGATCGGGAACCCGGGAGTATTGACCGCCAAAGCCGCCACCAGCTCCAAGTTGCCGTTGATCCGCCTCCAGTCCCCGGACAGAGGAGACCTTCGCAGCATCGCCGCATCGTTATCATCAGCCTCGGGAACCAGCGCCCCCGCCACCCAGATACCCCACCTGTCCTCACCCGAGGCCACGATGGCAACTTGCTTACCAGTGTTGTCATAGTGGTCGGATGCGGGAACCCAACCGAGACGAGTGTCAGCATGACCAGTCCCAGCCGTAATCTTCCCTACGCGCACAGTGCTTCCGTCTGCGGTTATCACGGATCCGTTACGGAAGTACCGATACCCCGTTGCAGTCTTTGGGGCCATCACGCACTGGTTGCCGATGCCCGCATGACATGTTCCCCAGGCTGCGAGATGACCCATGACACGCCCGTCAGCGGTCACAGCGATGGGTGTTGGGCCATCCAGACGTGGGTCCTCAAACCAGCTCAAGGGTGGCTTGACTGGAGCCAATGCGGACGCGGTAACGACATCACCTGCATCATGCTGGAGTTGTGTGATGCTGTCATTTCCGTCGAGGATGTTCTTGATCACCTTCACGGTACTTTCAACTGCATCCATGTCGTCGTCCGGGATGTCCACGACTCCACGTGCGGAGGCGAGTATCTGTGCCATAGCAGTTACTGCACGGGGTACCAGGACAAGGCCACCGTTCGCTACCGTAGCAATTGGTAGCCGATAAGAGTTCTTCTGCTCCGGCGCACCTCGGTCCCACCACAGAAAGCCCTTGCGGTACTCACGGATGTCACCGTCGGCATGCTCCCACAAAGCTTTCTGGGCCTTCTGGACACTCCAGTCAACCTCGTCATCGACGGCCACAGGCATGGTGTCCCAGCCGCTGGCATTGATATTGTCCATGGCCGCAGTCACCTGCTCCTCCTCGTTGCCCCCACGAAGCCACGGAGGCTTGACGCGGGGATCGCCATAGTCAGCTTGAAGCTGTGCGTAGATGTCGGTGATGACACCTTTGAGCTTGAGTTTCTCCTGCTCATCTACCACGCCTTCAAGCTCTCCGTGCGCTCCCGACAGGATCGCGGCAGCCGAGAACACGGCATGGGGAACCAGGGTCAGGCGTCCGTTGTACACGTCGGCGATGGGCAGCCGGTAAGAGTTCTTGTTGTTGGCCGGTCCGTTGGGATCGCGCCAAAGGAATGCCGAGGCGAACCGGTCCACCGAGCCTGAGGCCCAGTCGGCAATCCTGGCGACAGCATCCTGGAACGCATATGAGGTGTTACGGGGGGCAATCGGCATCTTCTTCCAGGACGTGGAGTTGATCGTCATGGAGTCCTCCGGAACACAGGCTTGCAGCGGCAGTTGATAACGTTCGATGGCTTCCCGGCTGGATCCCCGGGCATCATCAACGCCTCCATGCTAACTATGAAAGGTTGGTTGACGGGGACAGTTTGACCATCGGCGCGAGCATGGCCAGGACGGGTGGCACTATCCTCCTTGGCATCCCAGCGTTTGAACAGCGGGGAAATGCGATCCTGTTGGATCCGAAGGGCCGCAGCGTAGGCCCCGAAGTTCCAGGCACGATGAACCTCAGTAACCGCCACCGTCTTGGCACGGGCAGGCCAGTTCTCAGAGCCGGTAACGTCGAGGACATGACGGACCGACCTGATCTGATCTTCTACTGTCCCACCTGCGGCAACCGTGCGCCCGAGCACATCCAGAATCTGGCGATACACCTCATCGGGGGTACGCACCATCAAATTCCTGGCGCGCTGGAGGACATCGGCGAGAATGGGGTCATCGGGATTCCACGGCAACTTGACGTCAAGCTGTTTAGCAGCGTGGATCCAACCGACACGTGCCAGTGCTCGCAGCCGGTCCATAAGCTCATCGACCTGCCGCTCCCACAGGGGAACCGTGGACCAGATGGCGCCCGGATCTGGTCCGATGCCGAATCTCTTGAAGCCTCCCAGGACGGCATCGATGGCCCGATCAAGCCATTTGGTGTAAGCGTCCAGCATGAAGGCGGAGATGGCAGCCTCTGCGGCAGCCAGAACAACGGCCACCGCACCAACGCTGACCCCAGCTTCTGTAGTTTCTGCTGGGACACCGAGTGCGTTGGAGGGTGCTACGGGTGAGGTCATACGATCCCGGCTTCCCGCAGGCGTGCCGACATCAGCGACGGGTTGTGTTCGATACGGTGGATAAGCAGGCCCTTCACATAAGAATCGAGCACCGCAGCAACAAGGGAATTATCAGCTCCCAAACCATAGAGATGATGTCCACTATGGTCCCAGGCACCAGCAAGAAGCGCAGCAACCTGAGCCTCACCCACCGCGAGCCTGGTGTGAAGAGTAAGGATGTCACTATTGGGGAAGGCCTTACGCACGTTAGGGGTCAACAACTTCTTGTTGGCAAGTTCCAGCGCCCGGATGGCCATGCTGTTGGCTGCTGCATGAACGGCTGAAGGACCAACCGCGACAGAAGCTATCAGCTCAGATTCGGGTTGATTCGTGGTAGCCGTTGGCCTGGTATTCGGAGCGCCCTGGCCTGGACGCGGACCCTCAATCCCCTGCTTGGGCGTCGGAGGAGGCGGAGGTGGAGTAGTCAGCTCGGGCAAGGCTGTCTCGATCCCGGTGACCCCCACATACTCACGCACAGGCTCCACTGTGAACAGGGTCGGGTCACGCTCGATGATCGTCTTGGTGAAGCGGACACCCGACTCTTCCTCGCTGGGGGCATCCACCTCACGGAAGTTGAATGTTCTACGAACTGCCTCACCTGAGAGCAGGCCTTCCTTGTAAAGGTTCAAGGTGTCAACGGCCTGATTGGCACTGGAGGCCAAGGGTGCCACGTCATACCAGTAGGTGTACCGGTTTGGGTCGCGCCCCAAAGTCTTCAAGGCTGGCTGGAGATACGCTGTGGTAAGAGCATCTACGATGCGTCCCATGAGCGGCATGACGCTCTTGACGATGAACTCCTCGCCCGCGAACCACACCCCCCAGTGGTTCATTTCCTGGCTTCCGAGCTGGATCTCGATAGGCACGTTGATGCCGATGGCCAGGTTCTGCATTTCCTGGCGCTCCATGTCCGACAGAGCATTGGACAGGACCGACTCGAACTTGATCGGCTGGATGCCTTTCATCGCCTCCAGCTCGGCCAGTGGCATGGGCCAGATGATCGGGGCGATCTGTGCAGCGGTTCCCTTGCCCTCCAGGTTGGAGGTCATCACCTCGAACAGCTGCTGGTAAACATCATCTACAGAGGTAGATTCTTCGTCGCCCTTGGGCACGGACAGGGACTCGGGGACTGGTAGTACAACAGCGTTGGCGATTCGGCTGTTGAACTGGCTTTTCTTGTAGAGCTGGATTTCACGCATCCGAGAAAGACAGTCCAGCAGCGCCCGGACGGGGGAGTCCGCAAGCAGCGGGCGTCGGGGGTGTGGAGTGTGAACACGGACGATGATGTCCCGAGAAGGGTTAAGCGTTTCACGGACGGCATGGCCAATGGTAACGATGACCTGCTTGCCTTGTCGGCGAACTTCGGAGGGGGCAACCACCATCCACTTGTCGGTGTAGGCGGGACGGGCGGATAGCCCGATCAGGTAGCACTCACCGGCGACTGTCAGGGATTCAGCCAGTGCCCGCAGGATCTCGGCCTTGGCCGCTGGTCCTCCGAACAGGTTGTCGGCCAGCGCGGCGATCTCCTCATCGTTGTCCACCTCATCCTGGCGTACGCCGTTGTCATCGACGTTGGCAACAAAGATCCGGACCAGGGAACACGCATTACCAACATAGTCAACTGCATTGTGCAATTGCGAGTTGGTGTCGTAGAACTCCCAGGCGATTTTCTGCCAACCCTCATCGGTGAAGCGGTACCCCCGCCATGCCTCATCGGAGAGCGTCATCCGGACCGCTGAAGCAATCATGCTCAAGGGGACTGGCTTACGCTCCAAGGTCTCAGGAGTCTTGCCGAACAACGCCATCACTGCCCCTTGCTGGTCCTGGTGGTCTCAAAATCAACAAGCCATCCGGCTGGATAGGCAACGGCGGGGACCGCCAGGATGAAGGCACCAACAGCAACCGCTGGCTTCACCCCCATCCATGCCCAGGCTCCGGCAAGCGCCACAGCACAGGTGAACATCGACCACCAGACGCTGGCGCACCATGGACACCAGATGACCTTGGAGATGAAAGAGTTCGGGCCAAAAGTGGAATCAATCCAGACACGCAGAGGGATCGTGATGTCGTCGAAGTATGTCAACCTAGTCAGCCTGGCCGTAGCCAGCACCAGGACAACAAAAGCAACGAGGTAGATCACGTAGATAAAGTTACCATCTGTAAGGCGCGCATGTTATCACCAGTTTCACGTGAAACGTAGGGCGCAAGATGGTTCGGCATTATGCCGATGACGATGTTTCACGTGAAACCAAGTTCTATGTTTCACGTGAAACATCACCCCCAGTGGTTCAACTCCCCGATGATCGGCATCTTGTCGGTGGGCACATATCCCAGCGATGGTGCCGAAAAGTTCAGCGGCGAAATGACCCGAGACCTACGCCGCTCGCCTTCCATCAGGTGCCGAACGGCATGGACAAGGGCATCAAGCCGGTCCGGCGAAGCCTTTGATGAGAGCGGATCGAAGGTCAGCATCTGGGTTTCCAGCTTGTCGAAAACGCCCAGGTGATGCACCCTGCCTTGCGAATACCTCATCGCCACCGGCTCGGCACGAAGCTTCTTTCCCTGGTTGGAGAACACCGGCACCAGCGGCGGATTGATGACTTCGGACGGGAACACTCCGGCGCGCTGAAGCTCCCGGAAGGCATCGGTGAAAACTTGATGCATCCAGGCTTTGCCGAGGTTGGATTCGTATACGAGAGTGTCGCAGTGGTAGCGCTCGAAGACTCTCCAGGCATGCATAGCGGCATCCCGCCCTGCCAGTTTCGTCGTCTCATCGGCAATGACATAGGCATGGTCCTTGTAATCCCGGCTGACCACGACGACACCCATTTCGTCGCCATCCTCATCGCCGGTCAGGCCCGGATCAACACCTACGGTCCGGTGGGCTACCCGATCGGGTCCGATCTCCAATCTGTTGGCATGGATGACTGAGTAGCTGAACAGAGCCCCTGTGACATCGTCCAGGAGTTCTCCATACAACTCCTGACGGCCAAGTGCCGTGCCCTCGTAAGTCTGCCGAAGCTCCTCAACGGCATCCTCAGACAGATTGATCATGTTGTCGAAGGTGCTTCCCCGGACAATGCAGACCTTCCATTTGTCCGGGTCGGACACCCAGTTCTTGAGCAACATAATTGGCTTAGGCGTCGTAGTAACCAATGCCCTGGGCTTGTCCCCGGGAATGTCGGCACGAAGAGCCGGACGGATGCCCTCGCGCCAGGTGTCCTCGGGTGCCGCCCATTTGATCGGCTCATCCAGCCACACATCGGCCAGGTTCTTGGACCGGGCGGCATCGATCGTGGCGCCGGTGAGGTGAATGACCGCACCGGTTTCCAGCAGCCGGACATAGGGCTTGGGGCTCTTGGTGAAGGTGTATTTGTTCTCTACGCTATCGATCTTGCGGTTGCTGATGACCTCCTCGAACCCCATCCGTTGCAACACCCGGATCACCCCGGAGGGTCCTTCGGCACAAGAGGCCACAGCATCGGAGATGTTGTAAGCCATGATGAGACGCTCGGTGGGGAACCCGGAGGAGTCGTAGGGATACTCAAGGGTCCGGGAGACAATCCACTCGGCACCGGAACGGGTCTTGCCGAAACCACGTCCGGCCAGCATCAGGCAAATGGACCAGTCTCCTTTGGGAGGCATTTGCTCCGGGCGTGCCACCCAGAACCATTCCTCCCGTGCGATCATCTCCAAGACTTGGGGATCAAGCGAGTCAAGGAACTCGTGACGAAGATGCTTCGGCATCTGCATCACGCGCTGCTTGAGACTGAGCCCCATATGATCAATGTATCATCATGGTCTACTGTGCTGACGTAGTAAGAGAGGGATGATCATGAACGACTTCAAATACCTGCACATCGTCGAGACCTTGCAGAACCGCATTGCTACCGGCGAGTACCCAGATGGGAAACTACCCAGCACCAGACAACTGCGGGAAGAGTTCGACGCCAGCTACGGCTCGGTGCGCTCGGCCATTCTGATCCTGAAGGCCACGGGCGTGGTGGAGGGAAGGCAGGGGCAAGGGGTCTACGTGGTTGAGTGATCTTTACCCCTGTGGTACATTGCCCACATGGATAAGGAAGCCAAGATCGCCCAGCTCCTGCGGGAGCTACAGGGCGCAGCCGAAGATGATGACCTGCTGGAAGTGGATGCCCGCAACCGCCTGAGCCTGGGCAGCCACGCCACTCACAAACGTTATCTGATAACGGATCTCGGGGATGGAATGATCCTGCTCACCCCGGTCATCGTGTTGCCCGCCAACAGCGCCATCGCCAAGCAGATCCAATCCGCACGAGCTTTCCATTCCAAGTCATGACCACCCGCAGATTCTGCGACATCTTCTGGGGCTCACACGGATGTGATCTGGCTCCTGGACACCTCGGGGACTGTGTGTGCCTGCTGATCGTCAGCTCCCACTCCACCGATGAGCCCTGGGTCTGGATCGACAATGGGGACTGGTGCAACTTCTGGGATGGCAAGCAACTCGCCTTCTTGCACCACGTGTGCTCCTACCGGCATGACTGGGTATAACTGCTCAGCGTAAAAAGCAAGGAGTAGCCTGGCTGCCCATGGATACCTCAAAATTCCCTACCGTCGTATGTCTGTGTGGGTCCACGCGCTTCCTTGAGCAGTTCCGCGAAGCCGAGAAGCAGGAGACACTGGCAGGAAGGATCGTCCTGTCGATCGGCGTTGCCGTGCGCGACAGTGATCCCTTTTGGGCAGACAAAGACCAGGTTCAAGTAAAGGAAGAGTTGGACTGGCTGCATAAGCGCAAGATCGATATGAGCAACGAGATCCTGGTGATAAATGTAGATGGCTACTATGGGGACTCCACGCGCTCGGAGATCGAATACGCCCAGAAGACGGGCAAGCCGATCAGGTGGTGGGAACAGCGATGACCTTCATGTATCGCATCACCCTGGACTGTGCACACTTCTTCCTCCACGGACCTGCGAAGAACATCGCGAACTTCTACATCGGGGAGGCTGCCGTCTGTCTGATCTGTCCCCCTCTGAGGAACATCATCAAGGAGGCATCCGAAGACGGGGGCGACTGGGTTTATCCCACACGCACGATCGTCAACGTCGAGGAGATCGACAGCAATAAGGTGTTGCCGTTCATGGAACCAAAGTCATAACATGGAATTTCCAGTCCGGTGTTTTCTCGGAGAGGAGAGAGATGACTAGGTTTAACAAGCGTCCATCGGGGCTTATCGTCGCGAACCAGCCAATCGTGTCGACCGCAAATCCCACGGCACGCACTGGCAACAGCGCCCCTGGGTTCACCCGCGATGCCGAAGGTGAGCTTTTCCTTCTGGCCGTGAGCAACTTCGTGGGCCAGGACATGCACTATGAGAAGGGTGTCGCTCGTGACGCCAGGTTCAAGAGCCTGGTCGCACAGGTGGCGGTGTCCAATCCCGAGTGGATGAATCGCTTCCTGCCTTGGCTTCGCAACGAGGCCAACATGCGGACCGCCTCCCTGGTGGCCGCTGTTGAGACCGTCCGGGCACAGCTCAAGGCACCAGGCGGTCCTATCACAGGATTCGGTCGAGCCCTGATCAACTCGGTGCTGACTCGTGCCGATGAGCCAGGTGAGATGCTCGGTTACTGGAAGGCGACGTATCCAGGCGAGCAAATCCCCAAGCCGATCAAGCGTGGCATCGCCGATGCTGTGGCACGCCTGTACACGGAGCGCAACACGCTCAAGTACGACACGGCATCGCACGGATTCAGGTTCGGTGACGTGCTGGAACTAACCCACGCGGCACCGGACAAGGGATACCAACGGGCGCTGTTCAAGCACCTCATCGACCGGCGCCATGGACGTGGCGGCACGTCCGAGTCGTATGTCGGACTGCCCATGATCATCGAGAACATGCGGGTCCGTTCGCAAGTCGATACCTTCGGCAACCACGAGATCCTGCTGCGTTCCGACGTGCTCAAGGCCGCTGGGATGACCTGGGAGGATGCTCTGTCCCTGGCCGGAAACAAGCTGCCCAAGAACCAGCTGTGGGAAGCCCTGATCCCGAACATGGGGTACATGGCGCTGCTTCGCAACCTGCGCAACTTCGATGAGGCGGGGGTGTCGGACAAGACTGCCACCTGGGCCGGGGTGGAACTGGCAAGCCCGGAGAAGGTTGCCCACTCCCGGCAGCTGCCGATGCGGTTCCTGTCGGCCTTCCGCTCGGTGTCCAATGTTCGGTGGCACGTGGCACTGGAGCACGCACTTCAGGCGTCGTTGAACAACATCCCGGAGTTCAAGGGTCGCACGTTGATCCTGATCGACACCTCGGGGTCAATGTCAAGTCAGTTCGGCAAGGACACGCAGTTGTGTCTGTGGGACGCGGCTGCGATCTTCGGTTGTGCCTTGGCCCAGCGATGCGAAAGTGCCAATGTGGTCAGCTTCTCCAACTTGACCAAGCCCTTCCCGCTTCCCCGGGGAGAGTCTTTGATCCTGTCGGTGGACCGTTTCCGCAAGGGATACTTTCTCAACGGCGGCACCGACACTGAAGGTGCCGTGCGGACCCACTTCCACGGTCACGATCGGGTCGTCATCCTTACCGATGAGCAGGCCAATCACCACAGTGCACTACATGTGGCGTCCAGTGTTCCTATCCACATCCCGGTGATCACGTTCAACCTTGCCGGGTATCGGGTGGGTCACGCGCCTTCTGGCACCCCGACCAGGATCACCATTGGTGGCCTGTCGGATCAGGCGTTCAAGCTGCTCCCTGTGCTTGAGAGCCGCGCCAAGGGTCAGTGGCCGTTCTGATGAGCCTGCGCGACATCTCTTTTTTCTTCTTCGGGGGCATGTTCTTCGCCGGGATGGTGGGGCTGTCCCCTGAGGGGGAGAACTACTGGATGATCGGCTTGGGCCTTCTAGGATGTGCCCTATCGTTCATCTTCATCCGAAAAGATTCGTAGATGGAAATTTTGACCATCGTCCGCCTGTTCTGGTGGACACTCACAGGGCTGTCCCTCGGGATGGCCCTGTGTGGCGTAACGGACCGAAGCATGGCCCTGATGATCGGCGGAGGTGTGGGAACATGGTGGTTTGCCACGCTGTGCCTGCTGCCTGATCGAGTCTGGTATAAGAAAGAGAGGAAAGATGTCCACCCTTATCGGGATCGCCGTATCCCTGGCGGGCCTGTACTCCTTTTACAAGGGGGTAATGGGCAACCGGGATGGACTGGCAGCGCTGGGAGCTGGCCTGTTCTTCGCGGGCCTGTACGTGGCGCTCATGATGTGACCTTGGTTGAAAATTCAACCAAAAATTAGACTTGCCGTTCGTTCCATGTCGTGTCATGCTTTCCTTGTTGGTGCGACACAGTGCCAACAGGTTCGAGGAAGCCCCAGGTGCGCAAGACTTCGGCTACTTCAATAGTTCAAAAACCATTAGAAAAAACCGAGGTCAAACTTGTTCTCTGGGGCTCCATCAAGCCTTTGTGAATTGAAAACTACATGATCATTGTTTCTCGGCGTGCTCATGGCACTGCCGTGAATTCCTGATGTCAGGTGCGAAGTCTTCGGATACTTCAAAGACAGAGTTGGATCTGATCCCCATGGACTGGGCCCGTACCCCAAACGGTACGGGCCACACAGCCAGAACCCAGGGTCCTTCCGATGACGACCATGTTCTCTGACGTCACAAAAGTCTCACTGGTGCGTACTGTTACGGTTACTTCGCATTCGGAGCGAGAGGTTATAGGTTCGAATCCTATCTGGTCCACTAATCCTGGACCGGTAGCTCAACGGCAGAGCGCTAAAAACGGCCGTGACAACCTTGATCTCAGTGGGGCCACAAGCAAAATTACCCTCAGGTGCGTTTGGATCGCTCGGTTACTTCGAATGGATCGAAAATTGCCTTGTAAGCGATAGCTGGGAGTTCGAATCTCCCTCTCCGAGCCCAGTTTGATCTCTGAGGGACTTAACCTAAAATCCACCCCGTTCCGCTCGTCGGGCGGGGTCTAAAAAGCTGTTCTGCCAGGAACAGAAAGATCTCAGGTGCGAAGGTTACGGATACTTCCTGTCGCCAACAATCAGACAGGGTAGCTCAGCGGTAGAGCGTCGGCTTGAAAAGCCGAAGGTCGGGGGTTCGAATCCCCTCCCGTTTCCGTTGCCGCCTTGAACTCTGAGATCTCCGGTTGCTTCAGGTGCGTAGAGTTTCGGGTACTTCGTCAACAACGATTGCAGGTTCGAGTCCTGTCCTGGCCACAAGAGGCCAGGCATGCCCCCTGGTAAGGGCAAATCCGAGATCACCTTGATCTCTGGAGAATTCAACTTAACTGACTATTGATTGGGAACCTGGCTCAAACGCTTGGGGAGCCAGAACGGGCAGAGGGTTAGCAAGATCGGCTTCGTACGCCAACGCGGAGCTTCAGTGGGTTTCCTCGGTCCACCAGAGACTCCTGTCGTGATCGGCTGGAGAAGTGCCCCCATGCCCAAATCCCTGGGAGTGCCATGGGGGCACACTAAGACGTAAGCCTACGCAACCGAGCGAAAGCTCAAGGTGGCTACAGCCCTGACGTAGTTGCGGCAATAGGGGTGCAAAGAGACATGGCGTGTGACAGCGCAAGGATATGGCATGTCTTGGGTACGGACTCCACTGTCACACAAAGACTCCTTGGGGGTTCAGCTTGCGTGTCCTTAGTTTTAAGACTGTGGTGTACCCCAAGGATTCCGGTATCTTGCACGAGGGTGCCGAGACACAAATATGTGAGTATGGAAACCCTGCGAGGGGACCACGGACGCGCGCTTAAAAGTCTCAAGCCGGTGGCCCCGGGCTGGTGACACGAGGTAAAACTAATCCGTCCGGGGCTGCTCACACATTGGAACGTGAGGATGCCTGGCACCCAGGCGGTCGCCCCAGTGGCCACTGGGCATCGTGGAGAATGACGGAGATCCTTCAGTGAAGCGATGAAGACCGATAAATAGATGTTAAGGCCCATCAGCCGGTACCAGGCCATGTGGGAAACGGCATGAAAAGGAAACCGGACCCCCCTAGGGAAAGGGCCGGGCATCCTCACCCAAGGAGAGGAAAGCTGTGGACAAGGAACTCAAGGGAATGATCTGGGTTGCCCTGGGGGCCACACTGTTGGCATTGTTCATTCTCATCTGTGCCCCCGCACTGGGTATCCACCTTCCGATCATGAAGTAGCCCAACCGTGCGATTAGTGTTCAATGGCAAGCACATCTGCCTTCCAAGCAGAGGGAGCAGGTTCGAATCCTGTATCGCGCACGTCCATTAGGAACGGGAGCCACTGACTCTTCTGCCGTAGGTAATCAGTGGTGCGGATGTCCATCGCGCGTCAATCCATGGAACAACCCGTTCCAGTCGGCCACAGGGGCTCTCGGCAGAGGGTTTCTGTGGCCGCGCCTAAGTAGTGTCCCGGCGCCCCGCTGAGTCCGCAAGGATGAAAGCCCGAGGATAGTAATACAAAGGGTGGCACTAAGCAGTTCAACAGCGAGATGACGGATCACGGGCTTCGCTCTCGTTCGCTTGCTGTGCCACCCTTATCAAGGGGTCGGTGGATTCCCGCAGACGGGAATGCATGCCTGTCTGCCAATCAGTGGCCAGGATTGAGCCTGAGTTCGATTCTCGGGGACCCCACGCCGCTTAAAGGACTGGGGGAAAGGCGGAGGAGGGCACATAACCTCCCGCGCGTCTATGGCAGTCACCAGTCCTTAGTCATCGCTGGGGCTTTATGTGCAGTACCCAGGGTGCATGACAGCGGTAAAGCGTTTCCCGATGCGCAAGGGAATGGGACGAAGGCCGTGAAAGGCTCGGCGATTCCAGGTGGAGCCCTCCCTGGCGTCCACCGCTGTCACTATCAACAAGGGAATGTAGCTCAGGGGTAGAGCACCTCCGTGAAATCCGGAGTGGTGTCACAGGTTCGAGTCCTGTCAATCCCACGGTGGCTGTAGCTCAACGGTTTTGAGCGCCTGGTTGTGGTCCAGGAGGTTGTGGGTTCAAATCCCATCAGTCACACTTCGGTCATGGCGCCCCAGACGGGATCTGATCACACCTGTTCTCCATGATCGTGGAAAGACGTGCCGGGGGGCGATCGCGTTGTGGGTCAAAGGGATCAAGGGCTTCCTTCCACTTGCCCCCGGCACGCACCAAAAGGAGGAACAATGAACAAGGATCTCAGGGGCATCGTCTTGATTGTGGCGGCGGCAATCGTCGTGGGAATCATAGTAGTCTATTACGCTCCATTCATTGGATAACAGCATCACTCGGGATATGGCCAAATTGGTAAGGCACCTGCTTTGGGAGCAGGAAACTTCGGGTTCGAGTCCCGGTGTCCCGACAACGCGAGGAAACGTGGCAAGTGTGTTTCGCCAGCCAGGATCCGGTTATGGCGAGATTCATGGGTGGCCTCCATGCCTGAGTGTCCCGCCGCAAAGCAGAAAAACAGGGCACAATGACGGGATAAGCCTTTCCTCGCGCTCTACGTGGGGTATCCGATCTTTTGTCCGTTGGTCGGCGCCTGGTGCAAACGGGTACCCCACTCAAGCCCCCGTAGCTTAATGGAAGAGGCACCGGCATCTAGGCCGGATGATGCAGGTTCGAATCCTGTCGGGGACACAGGCTTTACAGGGGAGCCACGGTTCTTGAGGGTGTCCGTGGCAGGAGAACCGGTTGTCACTCCTGGTCCCCGATGAGTGACAAGGGGCTACCCCAGCTATGGCTTGGGGATTGCGGCCACGGCAACCATGGTGCCCCGAAGGTTGCGGCCGGTGACCGTATGGTTTTGGACTTCCCCACGGTCACCGGCATTAAGGCTTCCCCATCGCGGGGATGAGAGAGGAAACAAGGATGAGTCAAAACTACATAAACCATGTTGCCATCCTCTTGGACGCCTCCAGCTCCATGGGGGGCCGCGAATCCGACGTCATCAAGGCCGTCGACAACCAGATCAAGTACCTGGCCCGACGCTCCAAGGAGATGGACCAGGAAACCCGCGTCTCGGTTTATTCGTTCGCCGATCACCACAACATCAAGTGCATGATCTTCGACAAGGACGTGTTGCGCCTGCCGTCAATTGCCAGCCTCTACAAGGTTTATGGCAACACGGCACTGATCGACGCCACCCTATGGGCGATCTCAGACCTTAAGTCCACTTTCACCAGATATGGAGACCACTCGTTCTTGATCTTCGTATTCACCGATGGGCAGGAGAACAACTCGACTCATCGCTCAGGGGATTTGTCGCGAGAGATCGGAAACCTGCCGGAGAATTGGACCGTGGCCGCATTGGTCCCGAACATCAATGGCAAGCTCGACGCTCAGCATCATGGATTCGATAAGGGCAACATCGCTGTCTGGGACGTTTCCAGCATTACCGGCGTCGAAGAGGCAATGACTGAGCTTCAGGTGGCCACCGACTCGTACATGAGCATGCGCTCCTCGGGGATATCGGGAACCCGCAACCTGTTCTCCACTGATGCCAAGGCCGTCAACGCCGCTACGATCAAGGCTGCTGGCCTTAAGCCCCTGGATCCCAAGTCCTACACCCTGACCGCTGTCACCGCGCCCAAGGTGGCCAAGAACCCCGATGGAACACGCAACGACGAAAAGAGTCAAGGCTCCCTGAACAAGGACAAGCACCCTGTCTGGGAGATCCAGGACTACGTGGAAAAGCTCAACGGCCCAGGAAGCTTCAGGGTCGGCAAGGCATTCTACGAGCTGTCCAAGAAGGAGAAGATTTCCGGGGCCAAGCAGTTGGCAGTCTTCGAGGTGGCCACAAGCAGGGTGTTTACCGGACCTGGGGTCCGCGCCCTGATCGGTTTGCCTGACGCGGACGCAACCGTGGCACCTGACTTCAATCCCAGCTACAAGATCTTCGTCCAGTCACAGTCACACAATCGCCACCTGGTGGTGGGGACCAAGATCCTAGTTTTGAACAACTAAGTTGACTTGGGTAGGCTGGTGCATGGTTGCCCGAAAGGCCCACCTGTAGCGGAGAAACAGTCAGAGCAAACCGGGATGCGTACGGCCCGAGAGGCACTGGCATGTCAATGTAGCAGTGGAGGTTCGATTCCTCCTATACCCGCATGTTTGCCTTGATACTGGGCGTGATCCTTGTTTTGTGTGGTATCGGGTGCGTGAACGCCCACAAGTTTGTGGCCGGTATATTGTTCAGTCTGCTGGGGACCGGATTCTGCGTATACGCATTGAACAATGCGTTTCACACCATGTCTTCGTGGCTCAGCTGGTAGAGCATCTGACTTTTAATCAGAGGGTCGCAGGTTCGAGTCCTGCCGGAGACACGTAGGAGGGAGGTGATTAAATGCTGTATCTTTGGCTGGCCCTGGGGCTTGGAGTACTGGGCATCGTGTCTATCAGCGTGGGATACAAGTTGTTCGGATACATCATGTGCCTTGCCGCCATCGTCAGTTTGATCACGTGGTTCAGGAACCCGGGTATCTCGGCTCCCGAGATCCCGGACAACATTCCGGTCCCGGGACGGTGAGAGCCTTCATCACCAGCGTCCTGTGTTTCCTGGGGTTGCTGGCCTTGGTTTACATCTTCTGGGATCTTTAGAAAAGAGGCAAAGTGTTCAAGTGGAAGGGTAGTTGGATCATCGTAGGTGTCGCGGGCCTCGTCTTGCTCGTGTGGGCCATGGGTGGATTCAAGTAAGCATCAAGGGGCGCTGCCACGCCCTGCAAGCCCCCGTAGCTCAGTTGGTCAGAGCGTCCCTACACAGGGAAGGTATGCAGGTTCGATTCCTGCCGGGGAGCACGAGTGCCCAGGATGAGTCGCACTCATCTTGCCCGGTACAGAACGGGGGGCACTTCTTTGGTCACTAGCACAATAGGCAGTGCACTGGACTGTTAATCCGGTAGATCCCAGTTCGAGTCTGGGGTGGCCAGCTGGGAACGTAGCTTAGAAAGGCGCAATGACGTCTGAGCGCCGAGGAATAGAGCGCTGGCCCCTTAAGCCAGTGTGCGCGGGTTCAAGTCCCGCCGTTCCCGCCAAACAAAAAGAGGTGACATGACGCGGCTCAAGATATGGTTCAACCGCAGGTGGCCGTTGTACCGGCTGTGCATGCATCCCTGGTGTTTTCGGGCGCACAACTGGGACAACCAATGCTTACGGCATTACGGCGGTCCATGAGGAATCCAGCATGATACCAAGTCCGAATGCCTGTCGTCACTGCGATGAAGATGAGCGTGGACATGCCCAGCTCTGGCATCCGGTGGTGGGATTCCACCGATGGGAGGCACCCACTGACGAGGTGCGCCTGATGCGCATGAAGGCAAGAAGATTCTTTCGCCTCAAGAGGATGGGTCATGAAAACTGAGCCTTGTTGGATATGCGGGGAACCCATCTATTGGATCCCCTTGGACTGTGAAGACTGCAAAGGCGTATATGTACACGTGAATCAATCCGATAGTGTTCATGACGCCATTGGCCAGCAGAAAGGAGGGGAACATGACATGGACTTAGTCGATTGACTAAGGAGGTGCCGTGTCCCGCACGGACAAGACGCGACCATACTGGGTGCAGCTTCGCGACCCCCTGTTCCCTTGGCCTATCAGGGAACACCATTATCACCACGGCTGCTTCGCAACCACACCTGAATGCGACATTGACTTCCCAGTGCCAGGGCCAAGACGCTATGGGCCACTAAGATCTTGTGAATATTGGCCTCGATACAAGGACAACGACAAGATCTATGGGAGGCCGAGGCACAGACGCAGCCTTAAATCCTTTCAGGACGGCAGGGCGCGTGCCGACCTTCGGCGCCTGCGAGCCGAATGGCTCAAAGAGCCCGACCGCGAGCAGATTGACTCCACCGAGAACGCACCGACAAGCCGTTGGCGTTGGCGCCGATGGTACTGGGATTAACCGAAGGGAGGTGGCCATGGAGGTTCTATTATGGATCGGCGTCATCGGGCTTATCGCCGGTTGCTGCATCTACGTGATCAAGAAAGCTAAGAGGCGCCCGTGAACCATGGAGGAAATCAATAACTTCATATTGCAATTGCTGGCCACCATCACTTGTGGCCGAGAGAAATCTTGCCTTGCCAAGAGGAAATATCTTGACGAGGAAAAAGCTCACGAAAGGGCGCAGGCTCTGTCCCAGCGGCCCAACCAGCGTCATAAGGTGGAGCCGTACGGATGTCCGTGGTGTTTCGGATGGCATGTGGGCAGACCCCTGAGCCGCCCAAGGACCCTGTACTTGTCGATGGGGGTAAGGGGTGTCAAAGACGGACAAGACCAGGCCTTGGAGGGTGAATCAGACCGATCCCCTCAACCAGAAGTTCCGCCGAGTGGTTGCCTGGGAGCTGGAATGGTTCTACAAGCGGATGGGTCAGGTTAAGGGCTGCTGGTGTTGCAGCCAGAAACATCATTATGCCCAGGAGCAGAAGAGCACCAGGGTTAAATGGAACAGGCAGCGCCGTGATCTGGAGAAAGGAGGATGGCGCGAATGAAGATCATAGTATGGACACTGGTGATGATGAGCCGCGTCATCCTCGTCGGCTTGATCTTCTGGGGGTTCATGCTGTACACCCGAAATGAATGGGCTATGTGGTATTAGGGAGAAAGCATGGAATGGAAACACTGGAAGATCTATTTCATCTCGGTGGGGATCATCGCCGCTCTAGGGATATTGATCATTTGCTCCCGGATGTTCGGCTCCCACTGACGAAATACCCCCGTAGCTCAGCGGGATGAGCGCGCCACCCCAACCGTCAAGGTCACGGCGAGGACACAGGTTCGAATCCTGTCGGGGGTACGGAGATGTCAAACCTGAAAAAACGTCATCGAGTATAGGGTAAGGGCGGCCCCACAAGCCTCAGATCCTTTACCTGGGGTGCCGTTTCTGCGTCTCCAACAACCCCATGGCATCGTTGAAAACTCTCGCTCCGGTCGAGACGCCCCGACGGCCCGATGCCATGGGGTTTGTACATGGAAAGGGTAATTTATGGAGCAAGATCCAGATACTCCCAACTACCGGGAGATGGTTGACCTTGTTAATCTCAAAGGCATCTATGTCACCGAGCATCCCAACGGCGCCATGAGCGTGCGGCTTTGGTGTGGCAACTGCGCCAAGCCATTGCACTGGGATGACCGGCACTGGGGCAACACGCCCTTCCTGACCTTGTTGGTCAAGATGGCCGATGCCCACAGAGAAACCGAGTGTCCCCATCCGAAGGGGCCGTTCCTGGACGAATGGCATCCCCGCATTGATGAGAGAGCCAGCTGGGAGAGGTGACTTAGTGATCATCGCAGTGACGGGGTGGAGACATCACACTGACGCAGCCTTCATCCGTAGCTGCCTAATGGCGAAACTGGTAACAGCGCGGGACATCTGGGGAAAAGAGCTGCACATACGTGTCGGTGATGCCACGGGAGCTGACGAAATAACAGCCAACTGGTGCAAAAGGCGTCAGGAGATCGGTGAGGGCTTGACCTTCCATGTCTTCGCCGCCAGGCGCCATCCCAGCGGTGCATTGATGCCAGGGGCTGGGCCACAACGCAATCGAGAAATGCTGCAAGGCAAAGGTGATCCGTACAAGGGACCCACCGATTTGCTACTGGGCTTCCCGAATCCGAACGCACGCTCAACGGTTCCGGGCTCGGGAACATGGGGTTGCATGATGGAGGCAACCCTGATGGGGATACGGGTGGAGATCCCACCGTATATACGATCTGGGGATTAATGAAGTTACTCACCAAACTGAAAGTGTTTGCCGCCACGGGAATCCTGCTGATTGCCGCAGGCTTCGCCTACGGGATCTTCGACAAGAACATGACCAGTCCTTTCAGCAACCGGTTTGACGACGTGGAGGTAGGACTCCATGTCGTCTATTCGCCACCGGATGCAAGACCCGTTTTGGCTGTTCAACTCTCTATGACTCTGCCGGTCATCCAGTCGGTCGAGTCGTCTCCCTGGGATGCGACGATCAAGGTTCCCCATGCCACCAGAGTGATTCTTTCCGTGGTGCAGGGCAGACGTAACGAGACCGCGTGCACCATTCTGAGCAAGTCCGGCACGATTCTGGACCACCAAGAGTTGTACGGCCCCGGGACAATCTCCTGCCAACATCTGGTGACCTGATATGACACAGAAGCAGAAGACACGTTTGGTCCCCACGGCAGTGGTCCTGGCCTTCCTGTTCTTGATCCCTGTGATCTTCATCCCGGTGATCAGGTCCGGTCTGAACAAGGACCGCACCATCTGGGTGACAGTGGACTGGGAGCCCAACCGCAGGCACGGGCAGGGAAGTGGCGTCAGCATACTCCTGAACATCACAGGTAACCCTCCAAAGGCGGAATACCTGTACAACTCGGCATATGTACGCTCATTTACCCTCAAACCCGGGACAGTTGTCGACGTGGTGGCCAAGCAGGAGACAGGGACCTACCTACGCTGCCTGATAAGCCAGGTGGGAGGCATGGAGAACAAGGTGGATATCCCAGGCAAGGGGACGGTCCCATGCAGACTGACAGTGGTGTAGTAGGAAAGCGCCAAGCCGTCATCGTGGACATCGACGGCACCTTGACACACATGGGTAACCGGCATCCCTGGGACATGGCCAAGGTCTTGGAGGACAGGCCCAACCTTCCTGTGATCCAAACTGTGCATGCCCTGGTGCGCTCGGGGCTTGTGGTGGTGTACATGACGGGACGCTGGGAACGCTCCAGACAGGACACGGTGCGGTGGTTGCAACTGCATACGGCTTACCCGTACGAGAAGCTGCTGATGCGCGACGAAGAAGATAATCGGCAGAACTGGGAGCTGAAATACGAGTTGTATCAGCATCATGTGGCACCGACCTATGATGTTCAGATCGTTCTTGACGACCAGGAGGAAGTGGTGTCGATGTGGCGCAACGATCTTGGCCTTCCCTGTTTCCAGGTGGCTCCAGGGATATGAAACTACATACCAAGGTTGTGCTGTGGCTGCTGGTGGCTGTTGTCGTGGTTTCCACGGTCGCCCATCAGGCATCTCAGATGCCATAACAGAAGGCCCCCGGGATTGGAACCGGGGGCCTTCGTGTGTCCGGGGAGGACAGTGGCGGGAACACGAATCGAACGTGCATCTCCAGGGTTATGAGCCCTGTGCTCTGCCCTTAAGCTATCCCGCACCGAGGCAACAGGTTTGTTTCATGCCAGTGGCGTAAGCCTGATGCAAGCGCCTGTCTCCAGGATCTCCCTGGGCACCATGCCCTGTCGCCATTCCACCGTATCAGAAAGAAAAGGATCATGGGAGTTATCAGCGATACCACCAGAAAGATCAAAGTCTTCGGTTTGGTCCTGATCATAGGAATCGGTGGCCTTTATGCCTATACAAAGTGGGACACCAGCAAGGACCGAACTGCCACGATCGTGGTTACCCTGAAGTCAGCCAAGGAGAAAAGGCAGGTGCTGGGCAACGTCAATTCCTATATCAACGGCGCTGAGCGTGCGTCACATCCACTCACCGATCAGGACAATAAGTATGAGGATTCCTTCTGGGTCCGTCCGGGCGAAAAGGTACGCTTATGGGCTTATCTGTACTTCGGGGAAGGTGCTCTCACTTGCACGATCTTGTTTGACGGGGTGGTTGCCGCAGGCCCGAAGATCAGCCCCACCGGCTTCGAATCTACCTGTGAAGTGTCTGCCACGGCATAGGCGACATTGTCATACCCGCGCGCTATGCTCCTCCTACCAACAATGGAACAGAGGGGAAGGCATGGGCGACAAGGAAGTTATCGATGGGATCAAGGCATTGGCTGAGATAGGCCAGTTGCTCCAGGGTGGACGGGACAGGGTCAACCACTACCTGGAGATGCTGGATCCATACGCCAAGGGTGAAGATCCGAACGGCCTGGTCACCTTCATTGATAAGGTAACCGACGAAGATGTGGACACGGTAGTGTCCATGCTCATCGTGGCCATTGGCTCATTGTCCAAGGTCCGCGTGACAGTGGCTGCCACGGACCTGGAGAAGGACTTGGCCACGTCACTGGGGCTGCCCGAAAAGCCAGAGCCCGAGCCGGTGACCGAGAAAAGCTGATGACAGCGCGCCTGTGTCGAGCATGCGGCCATGTCATCACTCCGGACTGGCCGGGGGAGTGGCACGTCGGGTGCTATCCGGACTTCGAGCGCATGCCCGGATTCGACATGACCACGTGGGATCTGGAGCTTCGCGAGGAGCTGATCGACGTTGTCCTGTGGGCAGAGCGCAATCGGGGACGCTCGACACAGGTGGCCCTGGGGGTCTCGGAGGTGGGCCAGGACTGCGAGCTGCGCATCGCCTATCGCATGGCCGGAATGCAGGCGGTTCAGAACGGCGACCCCTGGCCTGCGATCGTGGGCACCTCGATACACACGTGGATGGATCAGGCGTTCAATGACTATCAGAACGTTCACGGGATACGAGAGTGGCTCACGGAGCTGGAGGTGGCGCCTTCGCCGATCGTGCACGGTCACACGGATCTGTATCACATCCCGCGCCGGGCCGTCCTGGATTGGAAGTTTCCGGGTTCGGACAATCTGCGGAAAATGCGGCAACAGGGACCATCGGCTCAGTATCGGACTCAGGTGCAACTCTACGGGCTGGGCCATGTCCGTGCGGGACGACCTGTGGAACGTGTGGGCATCGTGGCACTGGGGCGCCAGGGATGGCTCAAAGACATGTATGTCTGGACCGAGGCGTACGACGAGGATTTTGCCCGCAAGGCCCTGGACAGGATCTACCGGTTGGGCGATAAGATGATGGCTCTCGGGCTGCCTGATTCTGGTGCCTGGCAAGAGATTGAACGTTCACCAACATACCTGTGCCGCATGTGTCCATTTTGGAATTACAACGAGAAGATGCCGTCCAACAAAGGATGCCCGGGAAAGTAGGGGATATGGATTACAAGGCCATCGTTGGTAAGTGTTTCATAGAGGCCCGCTTCGGAGACAAACCGGAAAGATTCTCAGAGGCGCGCATTGGCAAGGTAAAAGCCTACCTGGGCGAAGTCAATCGAGGACATCTCGACCGTTATATATTTCTTATTGCCTACCGGCTGGAAACAGGCGATGACGTTCTAATGCCAGAGGAAATCGTTGAACTTGAGAGGCCCCATTGGACCCTCATGGATTCATGGGAAGACCTTGACTCTTTCGTGGAAGCAATGAAGGTGCGCCAGGAAAATTCATGATCACCAATCTTGGGGAGCTGATTCAGGGCCTGAACAACGTTTGGCTCTCAAAACCTCTTAAAAGTCGCGAAGATACTACGATCCGTGTTTACCTTAACGGAATGTACAAAGTGGAATCGATAGAGCTGTCACAGGAGGATGGGGCCATTGTCCTGTGGATTGATGAGAGAGGAGAAGAATACTCATGACACTCCCTGATGAATGCTTAAAAAATCCGTCATATCTTTGGGTCCAAAGGAAAGATGGAACTTACGAGGGAGCTAAAGTAGAACAAACCATAAGGGACGAAATGGGTCTTCGGTATGCAGTCGAATTTCTAAATGAGAGAGGCGAGCAGACTGACAGGTTGGGTCTCGTATGGGCACAGGAAAGAAACATCGCCATTGGTTATTTCTCCAACGTGGAAAACCTGATCGCTTTTGCCGAGGGATTCAAGAGCGAGTTTGATCAAATATTTCTAAATACCGTAAAAGAACTCAAAGAGAAATCCAAGGAAATGCTAAACGAGCTTATAGCAGAGGAGGGAGAAAAATGACACTTCCGCAGTTCACCCCTGTGGTGGAGCAGAACTTTGAGAAGAAGGATCCCGAGGAGTATTTGCCTTGGAAGCGCTGCACGCAGACGCAGCACCGTCGAGGCAAACTGCTCATCGTCCGCCCGCTGAAGATGATCGCGGATTTCCGGCCGTTGACCGAGGATCAGAAGGCACGCAAGGCCAAGTTGGAAGCTGAGGGCAAGGAGTTTTGGCGCGGGGATCTGTGTGTCGCCGACATCGCCTGCCTGGATCCGATCGAGTCCGTGTTTGATGAACTGGGCAAGGAGTGGAAGGGCTTTCCGGCTGGGCACCAATGGCGGGAGGAAACCATCATGCTGGGCTACCTCAACGCCGCGTTCAAGGAGTACATCGGTCACACTGTGATCGGCACCGTGTATCCGCAGAAGACTCAGTTCCCGCAGCCCGCGATCAGGTGGATGGATCTTGCAGGGGATCCGGCTTCGGTGGATCGAGCCCAGAAGTATCTCATTGCCTTCCCGGATTTCCTTGTCCCCCGCTCGGCACAGATCGTGCCCGTTGTGGCCAACGCTGCCCCTGTTTCGGGGGCACCCCAGGGTAATGCGTACACCTCAGGTGATCCATGGGCCCAGGAGGCCTCTCAGGGCGTTTCCGCAGCTCAGACACAGCATCCCAATCAGGGGATGAATACCTTGGAGCAACTCAAGGCGGCACGGCAGGACCAAAACGCCCAAGGATTCCCGCAGTCACAGGACCCGCCGTTCTGATGATCGCTGTAGCGCTGGTGCCAATCTCGATCGCCGTTGGAGCCGTGCTGTCATATCAGTATGACTCCCTGGTTCCTGGTGCATTGTGTCTAATGGTGGCGGTCTGTGCCTATCTGTGGAGACTGATCACCAAGGAGCGCAAATGAACAATTCCATGTTCTGGTTCTTCTTCGCCCTGGCCGTGATCCTCTTATTGATCGGATCACACTTCTTCGCGGTAATCGCCTCCTTGGCGGCTTTAGGAACTGCCATAGCAGGCGTCATCAGGATCCTGAGGCCATGACCAATCCCCTGTTTCCGTTCAAGCTGCCCAAGGGACGGTTGCTGCTGTTACACATGGCGGCAGCCGGTCATGTCTGGCGTGACGAGAGAGGTTTCTGGGTTGCCACCACGCCCAAGTTCAAACGCAATGTTCATTTGCGGATAGTGAAACTGGTTCACTTAGGCTATCTCAAAACAGACTATAAGGCTATCTTTCCCACACTGACCGAGCGCGGACGGGACTATCTGAACGCCCATCCACTTTCCGAGGTCATCCCTGGAGCACAGTTAACGGATCTGACCAGGGTGTAGACATTAAGAACCCCCGGCCTCTACGGGGAAACCGGGGGTCTTCGAACAAGGAGAGAGGAAAGTCCATTCAAACCATGAAGGCCGGAAGGAACTGACTAAAACCCAGTGTAACCGGTGGGTAGGTGTTCCGCCAGGATCAGTTGATCGGTTAGGCTGGCCAACACTCGTACTTGGAAAAGGTTGAGGGGCACCGCCTCGTAACGGTGCCCCTCAGTACTACAAAGGAGATATGGAAAGCATGACATGCCAAGGAAGTCCGTGCAAGTCCTTGCGCAAGATTCTTGCAAGTTTCCATCTTGTACCCATACGTTCCATCTTCATCAAGGAGGCTTAGGTGACCCAGTTGAACCTTGATGAAGCCCGAGAGTGGCTTGAGATCCTCTATGGCGACACGCCGGGATTGATCCACATCTGCTCCACGGCCGACTGGACCGGCCGCACCTTTGGTGCAGAGACTGACCCAATCGACCTGGCACTGGCCTATATCCAGGCGCTGGACTCGCGCAAGGTCGAGGGCATCTATCTTCGGGCCGCCACCCTGCGTTCCACCCCGGTCCAAGGGCATCGTGGTGGCGACGAACTAAGCTTCTACCTGCCGGGACTATGGGCAGACATCGACATTGCGGGCCCTGGCCACAAGTCCAAGGAGACGTTGCCACCCACCGTCGAAGAGGCAATGAAAATCGTGTCGGCCGCTGGGCTGCCCGACCCATCGCACTGGATCCACTCCGGGGGAGGCCTTTATCCTTGGTGGTTGCTGCAATCTCCGATCGAGATCGTGGATCTTGAAGATTTCCGCAGCCTCTCGCAGGGATGGCAGAACGCACTGGCCGCAGGTGCGCAAAAACTTGGCTACCACTATGGATCGGGGATCGGGGATCTGTCGCGGGTGCTGCGCGTCCCCGGCACCGTCAACCGCAAGGCTGGTCTCGAACGCCCCTGCACCATGCTGGAGGGCTACTCCTGGAACGGCCCGCTCTATGACGAGGCGGCACTGTTCGATGCCTTGACCGCTGTGACACCAGAGCCACCCAGGCCAACTCCGATCCAGGTCAAGATGAGCCAGTCAAGCCGGGATGGGGAGCGCCCCGGAGACGAGTTCAACCGGACCGCCGATTGGCACGACATCTTGATCCCACAGGGATGGCAGTGGATTCGCCGCAACGGTGACACCTGGTATCTGCGACGTCCCGGCAAACTGTCCGGGGGACACTCGGCCACGATCAGGGTGAGCACGGACCGTCTCTGGGTGTTCAGTGAGGAAGCTTCACCTTTCCAACCGTTCAAGCTTTATGACAAGTTCAGCGCCTATGCGACATTGGAGCACAATGGAGACTTTGCCGCAGCCGCCCGGGAGTTGGGAGCACGGGGATACGGGCAGCGAAATTCCATGGGCATGGAGATGGTTCAGCCGTCCGTCCCTGATGCAAAGGGCTTGGTGCCGTTGCGGATGCCGCAGGCGTCCGATGGGAACGGCGAAATGGAGAAGACCACTTCATCAACCACCCCGATAACTGCTGTACTTGTACCTAAACAACGAGATTCCCTTGGCCTTCCGATCCATACTTCGGCTAGCATGGTAGGCATGTCGTGGGATGGAATCGGTATGGCCAGACGGTGGGTGGAGATGCACCAAGACATCTTCCGCTACATCGGTTCGGACAAGAAGTGGATGCAGTGGGACGGCAAGCGCTGGGCCCCTGATGATCGCCTACGCCATGAGTTCGCGGTCTCCCAGCTGGTGGCTTCCATGATCGAGAACGCGGTCACCCAGGAACAGAAGAAGCTGGCCCACCGGATGTCATTCAACCCCTCGATCGCAGGGCTGATCCGCAATGTCCGCCTGCGTCCGGAGATTGCCGCCAGCCATGACGACTTTGACGCCCAGGCCAACCTGCTGACGGTCGACAACGGTGTATTGGACCTGGACACCATGCAGCTTCTGCCGCACAGCCCAGAACTGATGCTGACCAAGAAGATGAACACCTCCTACGTTCCATCGGCACCAGCCGGACGCTGGCAGCAGTTCATCTGCGAGGTGCTGCCCGACGATGAAGTTCGTGGATACGTGCAGCGGGTCTGCGGATACATGCTGACCGGGGCGACCGATGAGCGGGTCATGATGTTGCTCTACGGGGAGTCGGGTACCGGCAAGACCCAGTTCCTGGAGGCCATCGGCCAGGTGATGGGGGACTTCGCCGGAGTGGCACCGGCTTCAGCCTTCCAGCCCCGCCCCAGCGGCTACAAGGGTCCCAGCGAGGATCTGCACAAGCTTCGGGGCAAGAGGTTCGTGATGCAGTCAGAACTTGACGCCGGAAGCCGCCTCAACGAGCCGTTGGTCAAGTCGATCGTCGGCTCGGATATGCAGACCACGCGCCCGCTGTACGGGGCTCCGGTGGACTGGCATCCGCAGTACACAGCATTCCTGGCCACCAACCACCTTCCCCGGATCTCCAGTGCGGAGAATGCCATCTGGAACCGGGTCAAGCCGATCCACTTCGGCAAGGTATTCATCAACGATCAGGGGCAGGCCCTGCATCCCGGCGACCGCAACCTGGGAAAGAAGATGGCTACCAGCGAGCCGGAGGCAATCTTGAACTGGTTGCTGGAGGGTCTGGCGGAGTATCGCCGGATCGGCCTGGCCGAGCCCGAACAAGTAACCATGTGGACAAAGCAGTACCGCGAGGATGTTGACAGCGCCCGGCAGTTCGTTAACCATGCTCCCGATGACGGGATGATCGTCCTGGCCAGCGACCAGCGGGTCACGGTCACTGAGCTTTATCGCAAGTACGTTGAGTGGTGCCAGCACAATGGGATCACGCCGCTGGGAATGCGCAACTTCAACGCCAGGATGGAGTCGGCCGGATACACCCGTAAGAGGCGCGACAGAGGGATCATGTGGGACGGTATCGGCCTGGGAAGTGGCTGGCTGATCTCGGGTTCAATGTTCGGCCAGGGCGCCTACAGTCGCCGAGAATGACATCAGGCTCCCAAGTACGCTTGGGAGCCTGATGCCAGTGAGTCCTGACCAATGCGGGCAATTACCTGCCTGACAATACAGGAATCCATACGAAGATCACGTAGAGAACCGCCGCTACTGCACAGGCCCATATGAGACCTGAGACGAGGGGCTTCATGTGCCACCCCTGTTCGCGCGAGTGATTCCCTGAGTCGGGGCTGCCTCAAGCAGGTGTTGGCGTGCGTCCTCTTCGGCACGTTCCCGGCCAAACCTGCCAGGACTGTTGAGATTTCCGCAGGTACAGGTGGCCTGGACCTTGGGGATGCCGTTGGCCACCGCCAGCTGGTAGTTGATCTGGTGCAGGGGGCCACTGTGCTGACGTGTCACTTCTGATGCTCCGTATATCCAGTGAGGTTGCCTTCGGCATCAAAGACCGCCTCAGCCTTACCTGGAGAGCACGGACAGACCCCGCAGCAGCCGTGTGGCCTGGTCTCACCCTCCAGGATGTGTTCCACGGCAGTATGTCCTACGCCGCAACCACAGACCCGCTCGAACCCCCGCCAGATGTCCATGGGTCCGTCTCCACGCCACACTGTCTTCCAGTGCGCCCAGGGACCGGGTACCGGGTTGTGGATGACGCACCAGCCTCGGCAGTCGGCCTTGTGATGAACGTTGTAAAGCTTCTGCCCGGCCCCGGTGATGTAAATTCCCTCTTCCACCTCACCCTGGACCGCGTTTCCTCCACCTACCAGGGGAACCATGCCCACCAGTGCGGCGATCTCGTTGATCGAGGCACCGACGCTGTTGAGGTGCCCGCCGATGGCGATCTGTAGATCACGCGCATTGGCAACTGCGTTGATTAAGTAGACTACATACCCGTACAGCTTCATCGGGTTGCCGTCCTCAGACACCAAGAAGCCGGTCAAGGTCTGCACGAGGTGTTCCTCGAAGTCCACCATCTCCTGGGTCCGAACGATTTCGTCGGTCTGGCGCTCAATTGAGTCAGCAGCACGTTGCTGCATGTCGAGCAGATACTGGGTAAGCGCCCGGTATTCGGCACTGAGCTGGTCAGCTCGCGCCACCCGATCCGCCCGTCCAAGTTTCTCCCCCACCCCTGCACTTTGCTCCTCGGGGCTCCAGTCTGGGGGTGCATCTTCGCCTGGATGGCTCACATGGGCTCCTCTCCTACATGCATTTCGCAGCGT